ATAAACCAATACCATAATCGGGCCGAAAGATGCAAGCATAGCGTTCATGCTCGGCACCTGAACCAACCGGAACAAATTCATAGGGATAACAGCCTTTAGCGTGTTATTTTCAACAACTATCTTCATATGAACTTCGTTGTAATTCCAAGTAACTTAAAAATCTTTTCGCAATCTTTGAACCGTATTGGCCGGTAGCCGCCATGCAGCCGAAAGAACTTGTCGTAAGACATATCCAGCAGGTTAGCCACTTGGGCTACCTTTAGCTTCTTGGCTACCATTGCGTAGCGGATAACCTCTAGGAACGGCCGGTCGGTGTGGGGAGTGTACGTGCCCCTGAACTTCACCTTAAACTCTAAGGCTATGCTCATGGCTTTGAGATACCTTACCACAAGCTTCATATCAACATCTTCACCACTTTCAATCCTTGGGCCGGAAGAACTATCAACCTCTTTCAAGGTCATATTCCTAGCCTTGCGAAGGGCTTGTAGGTTTCGGCCTAGTGCCATACCACTTTCTGTCATTGTGTTTGTTTTAATCGCATTCGATAAATTGAGGTCTGGATCGCGATAAGGACACCCAGGTTCTTTTTCTTGCAGTAGTCCATGTGGCCGTACTTCTTGCCGTTGTGCTGAACATCATAGATAACAAACACATCTTCCCCTTCAAAATTCTCTAGGGCTGCCCTGGCGGCAAGGTAGTGGCCGGTTAACTCATTCGGCGAGTCGAACTCATCGGTTAGCTCTATGCCGTTAATCGTTAAGGTAATGGTTCCCATATACTGTACTCTGAGCTATCAATCTTTGGGTTGATTGCCTTAAAGCCTCGGTCATAAACCCTAGGGAACATAAAGCCCCCTTTAGAGGCTGTGGTAGCATCTACTTGGTCGATTGTAATTCTCATTTCGCCTTGCCAAGCGCTGATGACTACAACATCACCCACTTGCAGTTTTTCGCCATAAACTCTGGCTCTCTTTTTATCTTTTGCCATTGGTTAAAAATTTAAAGGTTTGAAACAAAGGTATAAATTTATTCAGGGTTACCAAGTATTTGCAAAAAAATACCCCCCTATCTTTCAAGGGGGAGTATCTTACCCTTACCTGCAAACACTTATTGTTAATACTCTAATAAGTATCTTCTGTACTTAACTTATTGTCTCTCAGCATCTTAGCAGCAGTTTTCTTTGAGTTAATTCCTTTAGTGAGTGCAATGGAATCTTTTATCGAATCGGCAAGGTCGCCGAAAAGTATTTCTTGCAAGGGCACTTTAAGATACCAGCTCAGCACAATAAGTTCCGAGAGTTCAATCCTAGGGTAGTAGCCTTTCCTATCTTTCAACAAGTACCTACATATCCCTAGTTTATTCCTTTTCAGATACCTAGTGAGGAACACCGGAGGCGTGCCGCTAGTCATAAGAATAGCCCTTACATTCTCCTCTATCTTTAGGAGCATAACCTCAGCATTAAGGAGGGCATCGTACTTTAGAGGCTGTTGATTCCATTTATTCTCCCTCCATCCTCTTGCTCTATGCTTGCTAGTGTCGGCCATAGTAGTATGATTGCAATTATGTAAAGTTTAAGAAGGCAAAGAACTAACAATAACGCTAGTACCGCCGGTCTCTTTATCAACCCGTAAAGATACATCCGCACCCTTGACAAACGCCTTGACGCTTTCAGCCGAAAGCCCAAGGTTGTTAATATCCTGCCTACCATATCTTTCAACATTAAGGTTGGGGAGTGTTATCTTGCCGGCTTGCAAGTCTATCAGCGGGGTTACCTCGTTGCTGGGTAAAATCCAATCCTGCCCACTCCTCACAATTCCCTTCGAGGCGAGGAGTCGGATCAAGAATAAGTTGCTTTCCGGGCCGGAGCCTGCAAAGATTATCCGGTAGATAGCTTCCTGAGGTGTCTCCTCCAGGCTGATTAAAACTCTTAAAGGTGTTTTCATTTTTCAAAGTATTTGCGAAGTCATTAAAATCTTTAGCTGGGTTAGCGTTAACGGTTGATTGTACTTTTATCATAACTCAATGTAATGGTTGGGATAATTCTTAGGGTTTGCCCTTCGGCGCTTATACCTTTCCCGCGCTACCTTTATTTGATTCTTGGTAAAGGTATAATTAGAAGGTGAGGTAAACAATAGGTGGATAACAATCCCAATGGCTAATGACCAAAGGGGAATAATAAGCAGCAGTATCATATCTTTCAACTAATAAGGGTTAATAGTTTTTACAAGCAAGCCTTGCGTCTTCTAAAGTTTCTCCAAGGTATTCATTTAAGTCCCAGGAATAATAGTATCCAGCATCATAATCCCCTGTTCCATTTGAGTAAGGTTCTTTAAGAAAATATATCTCATCTTCAGCATGCTCAAAAGGAGGTGTATCCCAAGATAAAACTTCGTTAATCTTTCCGTTTTCGCAAACGAAAGAAGCTCCAAAACCTTGCTCTTCTTCCCATTCAAAAGTAAAGTTTGGGATAATTTTGGATAGCATCTCAAGTATGTTTAGTGAAACCGGACACCAAGCTGTGGTAAAACGATATGTGTCTCCATCCATTTCGTTGTCATAGGCGCCCCACTTGGTACCCCAATTTTCATGCGCCCATTCATACCAATTATCTTGTCCGTACTTTTTAATAAGCTCTTGGCTTTCTTCTTGTGTTATTCCAATCTTCCCATTTTCCTTTTCAAGTTGGGAAATGATTCGTGTTGGAGCGGTAGTGTTTACCAGTTCTTTTGGCATAGGCACAAGGAACTGTGGTAGCCCTACTTTTGCAATTTCTTTTAATAGTTCTGAGTCAGAACTAAGGTGGCAATAAACGTGATTAGGCATAGTTGTAAGTATTAAAGGTGGTTAATGGTTAGTGGTTAATGGTTAGTGGTTAAATGTTAAGGGTTAAAGGTGCAGTATCATATTCATCTACTAAATGTGTAAAAGGGTTGATTTTAGATGGTGTTCGGTTGCCTTGATATATCCGAGTAGGAAAAAGTTAAGATGCTCGTAGCCTAGGGAGGGGCTTATGCATATACCTTCCTTCGTGGCGTAGTAGTGTTTAATCTTTTTCCGCCTATCGTTGTGATACCATTCGTGTACCACTAGGCCGCATTTATCGGCGGCGTTCTGGAGTGATTGCAGTTCGTTCATAGGGTTAAGGGTTAATTTAAGGTTTGAATAAAGCGCCGGAATGGGTACCGGCGCCGAAGGTTATACATCAAGGTTGAGGTTGCTTAAATCAATGTTCAGGTCTGCAAACTCGCAGGCTTTCACGTGGTAGTAGTTTGCTATTTTAGTTTGCTCCGGCCTTGTAAAATTCCGCACGTTTACGGTCGTTTCAATTATCTGCTTATGCAGGGTTGAGAATTGACGCTCTGCAATGCCTAAAGCCTGTTGCAGTAAAGCAAATTGTTCTTCTGTTAATTTAATAGTTCGTGTCATGGTGTTAATGGGTTAAAGGTTAAAATTATCTGCAAAGGAGTAATAATCCTCCTCGGTTAGAATAATGTGGTCAAGTACTTGGCAGTCAAAGAATGCTGCCATGTCTTTAATTTTCTTTGTTATGTCCTTGTCCTGTTGGCTTGGCGTAAGGTTCCCAGATGGGTGGTTGTGGGCTAAGATAACCCCATAGCACATTGTTTCGGCGATGTACTTGGCGATGATTTTAATATCAACATAGGTCCCGGCCACGCCGCCTTGGCTAATCTTTACGAAGCCTACTGTGCTGTTTGCTCGGTTGACTAGGAGCATAAAAAAGCTCTCGTAGATTCCAATATCATCGGAGTAAAACTGCCGGATAAATTCTTCTGCTGCTTTGCTAGTGGTTATCTTGACCTTTGGAAAGTCGGTTTTTGTTTTTTTGATGGTTAGTTCAGGTGTCATGGTTATTTATTTAAGGTTTGAAAAGGAGCGCCGGTTTTTAGGCCGGCGCCGAAAGGGTTAATTTAATCGTTGTTAATCATTACCGGCATTAACAAAGAGGTAAGGTTAAAGAGCGAAGCCCGCGACTCACCAAAGTAGTGGATTGTAACCTCGTCCGCCTCAATACTCTTTAGCACGTCGATAAGTTGCGCAGCATTGTACCCTATCTTAATACTTCCAGAGGCGGGTGCGGTGGCGGCAAAGTTCGTACCTCTGTCAAGGTCGGAGGCGCTTACATTCAGTCCTTCACCCTCGCAAGTCAATACCACTAGCTTTGTATCTTTGTGCGCTGCTTTAAGGGCATTTTCTAGCAAAGGTAAAAGCGCCTTTTTGCTAAAGGTTAAGGTCGATTCGGCGCTGTCTGGATTCGGCATGATTGCTTCATACTTTGGATATATCGCATCAACCAACCATTCCCTTCCTAAAGTAACTCCAATATCTTCAAAGGTGGCGTAATCAGTATGTCCCTTAATTTGCGAATGTTTAAGAAGCTCTAGGGCTACCTTTGATAGAATCACCCCCTCGCTCTCAAATTGTGCCTCTAGGACGCGTAAACGGTGGGCATCGGTGGCGCAGATTTTACCATTAGCAAAGTAGGCGCCGGTCATTGCCACCCTCATTTCATCTTTGCCTAGGAACGTTTTGAGGGTGTCAAAAGCGTTAAGCGCGCCGGAGGTGATAAGTAGGTCGCCTTCTTTATATATATTAAAGACGTTATCGGTGGGCGTTACGCCTGCCTTCATTCCATTCTCAAAGGTGGCGATTCCTTCCTGAATGTTTACCGGTATGCCGTTGTCCTTAATAAACGAAGCGTCAATACTTACTTTGCCAAAGGTGGCGTCCATTTCGTAGTGAACCGGCCCTATCTTAGAGAAATAGCTTAGCACGTTACCCTCCAGGATTGCGTATGGTACCGCCTTGCTTATAGGTAAGATCCTGAACAGTTCTTTTACCCCAAACTTTGCGGAGCGCTTAGCTCGCGGAGGGGTTGGTGGCGTTGGTGGCGGTGTTGGCCTAGTTGGTGTTGGTGTTGGCCTAGTTGGTGTTGGTGGTGCATAGATAGGCGCCGAAACGACCTCAACAGTTGCTAAGGTAATGGGCTGAGGGTTGCCGATTGCAGCGCGTATTTCAACCTCCTTTGTCTTTGAGGCAATCCAACCTGGGCCGCCTTTTAGGTAGGGGTTGTACTTTGCCCCTAGGCTTCGCAGCGTATCTTTTAGGGGTTTGGTGTCGCCATAAATTTTAATGGCTTTCTCCGAGTAGGTTTCAATTAAAATGTTCATAGGTAAAGGATTAAAGGGTTAAAGGTTAAAGGGTTAAAGGTTTGAAAAAGAGCGCCGATTTTTAGGCCGGCGCCGAAAAGGTTAATTTAGTTTTGACGATAGATAAAGTACTCGGTTCCGTTAACGGTTTCTTCGTTCTCTTGGCCGTTGTAAGGGTTAAGGAAGTGCCCACGTCCGTCCCACTGGATTGCTTCCTCAACTAGGGCATCTTCATCGTCAACTAGGCTCAGGATTGCGTCGTTGTTGCTTTCACAGCGTCCATTGTTTTGGATTGCGTCAAACACTTCTAAATCTATGCCAGTGGCGGAAGCTAGGAAGTTAGGAGTAAAAGCCCACAAGGAGTCGAGAATATACTCCTTTGCTTTCTCGTCTGCTTCCTCGTCTGTTAGTACCAGATAATCCTCATCAAGCTCTGTCAGCTCGTTGCAATTATCTTTGCAGAATGTAAGGAAGTCCCGCGCGCCGCTTTCCTTAAAATCGGTTTGAGCTTCGTCTTCTTCACCCTCAAAGATATGAGCGGCGTTCTCTGTTTCAACGATAAAAAAATCGTTTTGCAGGTGCATTTGGAGTGCAATTATACGCTCCTGGGTTTCTGTTAAATGGTTCATGGTTTTTGGTGTTAAATGGTTCATAATTGATAAAGGTTAAATGGTTAAATGGTTAAATGGTTATCGGATTTTTTAATCGCGCCGAAGGGCATTCCCTAAATTAGCGGCCAAAAAAATACAAAGTAAAGCGAGCAAAGAACTCATAAAGAGTAAAAACCAGTCTTCCTTCATTACCGCCCAATAGAGTACTTGCAAAAAGAACCCAAGGGCACCGGCAAAAAATAAAACGTAAATAAGCTGCTGAACTTTGCGGTTGAGGAATGTAAACAAGATTAAAAGCATGGTTTTTGAATTAAAGGGTTTGAATGAATGAAAAAAGATAGGCACCTGGGCGGAGTAGATATTCAGAGTACACGAGCTTGAAGCCTGCAACCTCTATTATTTTGCTGTCATCCCCAAAGTTCACCGGCCAAGAGCTTTGTAAATATGCTCTCTCGCAGCCTGGGCATACTTTGTTAATTACTTTGGCAAAAATCCTATTTGCTTTCTCGTTTTTGTCCTTGGAAATGTAGCTCCAAGTTTTCGGTATTGGTTTGTCGCCTGTGGTGTAGGTTTTCATGTGTTTTTGGTATTAAGGGTTAAAGGTTTCTGAATTATTTTAGGGCGCCGAAAGGCTTAAATGTAAGATACATTCCCAAACCGGTCATACTTATACTTAATAGTAACGCCCAAGGAATCAGTAAGGGATACAACCCGATCCTTTTTATCGTAAACTCTATTACTAAAGTAACCGGTCGAAGCTTCAAAGCGGGTGCAGTTGCCGCGCTCATCATATTGCCAAAAGAATGTAATGCCGTCAACCGTTTGGCTGATTCGTTGGCCGTTTGCGTTTCTGATTGCGTTCATGGTTTTTGATTTTGATTATTGAACAATACAAATGTACGAAGAAAAACGAGACTTGCAAGTATATTTCCAAAAAAAATACACTTTTTTTTAATCTTTTTTTGAAAGCTACCTATTTACAAGGGATGCAGAACGATAATAATTTTTGCAAAGTGTACATTTTTTTTGAATTTGAAGGTAAAAAGGTATGGGTTGGGGGGGTGGTGGATAGGGAAAAAGTGAACGGTTGGCAACACTCAGGCATCAAAACAGGTGCAATTTTGCCAACTGTTGCATCCCTGGTGCACGTTCAATGGAGTTTTTTTGCAACCAACATGCATCCGAATAACATTAACGAAACGAACAAAAGGGAAACGTTATGGCGTAAAGATACACGCATGCCCATGTGTGCGCTCATGTGTGTGCGTGTGCGTGCGTGCGCGCGTAGGTGTGTGCGTGTGTGTGCGTGCGTGGGTGAGGGGTTTACTTTCGCGTTTCTTTTCGCGTGGGTGCGTGCGTGTGGGTGCGTGCGTGTGTGCGTGTGCGCGTGTGGGTGGGGTGGGGTGCAAGGCCGCCGGCCCTTTGGCGCGGGGGCAGGCGCGCTGGATATGTACGATACACCGGGAACACAAAGGGATAAGCTGTTTACCACCCCCCTTTACCGCACCCCAAGGGGGATAAGCTGTTTACCACAACCCCAAGGCTCTTTACCCCGCCCCCTTTACCACAACCCTTTGCCAAACCCAAGGCTTCTTTACCTTCCCCCAAGGGCTGTTTGGCGGCTGTTTGCTTTTCTCTGGGTTACCTTGTCTTTTGGTTACCTTATTGGGTTCTCTGGGGGGTGGGTGTTGATGGGGGGGGTGTTTTTTTGGTAGGGGTGCTTTTCGGCGCGGTTGGGTAATGGGTTATTTTTTGGAAGATTTCCCTCCCTTGCCGTTCCTTGCCCTATTGGTGCTTTTAGCTTCGTTTACGAGCTTCCCAGACTTGGTATGGGACTTATCCATGCCTTTAGGTGCTGGGTTGGCTCTATTGGCTTTATTTAGGGCTGCACGATACTTTCTACGCTCTGGGGTGGAGTGGTATTCTTTGTTATAGGCGTTTTTCTTCTTTCGGGCCTCTGGGTTTTGCTTGAAGTATTCGGCTGATTTCATGCTACAAAGATAAGCCTTTCGGCCAAATTGCCCTTTTGGAACGATATTCCAATTTTATATTAAATGTCTATCCCAAAAGCACAAAAACGAAAAGGGGGGTTTTATACAAAAATTCCCGATGCCAGCCTTTTTTATTTGCTTTTTTTATTAATTGTTAACAAATGGAAAGATGTCGTGGGGTTCGAGTTGTAGCTGTTCAACAAGAATCTTTATCCCTTCAATGGCTTGGAGAACTGAGCAGTCTAGGTGATACTCCACAGTCATTTTATCCCCTTCCTGTTCAAATTTGATTAGTAGGTGCTGCATTTATTGAATCGCATAAATGTTTGGCTAGATCGTAATCTTGCTGGGTTTCATACTTGTGGCTGGGGGTAGGCTTCCCCCACACCCTTAGCCATCTTTGGGAAGGGGCAGTGCCCAGGTTGGTGTAGAACTCTATAACGCTTACCTTGTCTCCAGAGGTTATTTCTAGCTCTGTGCCTAGGTAGTTGTTGTCTAGGGGAAGGATTCTAGCTCTCATCGTACTTTACGGTTATCAATGCGAAAGTTTTCAACGCTGAAATCGCCATCTTCATCAATCTCAACAATCGCAGCCCCGTGATTCCATTTCGTGTATGCGAATGGGCGGTATGCTGGTTGCAAGTCGCAAAGGCAACCCGTAGAAAAGCAAGCAACTCCTTTGCTGTTCAGGTCGCTTTCGTGATGCTCCGATGTTTGGTGGTTGTGGCCAGCCAATACAGATGCCTTACCCCGCAGAAACAATCCCCGTGCTGGGTTTACCGGGCTGAATATGCTATCGCCAAATTCGTGGCCATGTAGTACACTTAGCTTGCCAAACTTGGCGTGTTGGCGGCTGTCGATTAACTCAATATCAAGTTCATCAAGTCCCAATGCGGCCTTCAGTTGAAGCCCCGGCAGGGTAATCAACTCAGGTGCGTTTTGAAGTATGTACCTATCCCAGCGGTCTTCGTGGTTGCCCAGCTTGTAGAAAACAGGCAGCCCAAGGCTTACAAGGCCAGCCAAGAAGTCCCGAACCATTTGCACCTCAACGGGGGCCGACATCAACGCTGGGTCTTTTTCCCATCGGCTAATCTTAGCAAAGTCAATAACATCGCCGTTTAGGTATATCGCATCAACGCCGTTTTTGAACCCGTAGTCGATAGCCGTTTCGATTGCTGGCAGTTCGTGGTATGGGAAATGAAGGTCGGACAAAACCAAAGGCTTGCGGATGTTGTTCGGCAGATGCCATACCTCTTTGCTGGTCTTTTCCCCTCGGCCCATGAACGCTTGCATGTACTCGCTTGGCTTCATTTGCTCAGGGTTGTATAGGTTTTCCCGCAACGACCCGCTGGCTGTTGCAAAGTCTTTTAGCCTGTCGCCTGCCGCACCCGTTCGGTAGCGGATTGAACATCGCACCCTTTCAACCTCTTGATTCGTTTGCTCAAACGCACCCGGGTTTTCCATTACAATTTTGCGGGCTAATGTTCGTTTGAAGAAGCCCGGTTCTTGGGTATCAACGTAGCTGTCTATGATTTTTACTTGTTGTTCGGTCATAGGTTTTTTTTGGGGACTAAGATATGCAAAAAAAAACCAACCCCCACTTTTTCAAGATGGGGGCTGGTAAAGACGACAGGAGACATCACAAAGATACTTAATTTTTACTTTTCGGCGCGGTGGGGTATTCGTAACATTTATTGCCAATATTTGTTACGATAATCGACATAAAACCGATTACCATAACCTAACGTAACAACTTGTAAGAAAAGGGATAAAACGCTTTGTTTTTGCGTCTTTAATGACAAGTTAGTAGTTAGGGCGGGATTCCGCCACCTGACTATTTTAATCAACTTCTATATCCTTTAATTCAACATCTTCACCATTAATGTGTTTATAAACGTTATCAAAAAACTCAGCCAATAATTTATAATCTTCTGGTATCATCCTACAATAATCAAAAGCTGGTATAACACCATATATTTGATGTTGTACTACTTTTCCTATCCCATCAGGAATATATTCAAAAACAATGTTTCCTCTAAAAATGTATTTCATCTCACTTCTTTTTTAGCAGCCGAAGACAGGGGCAGACTTTTTTCTTCCTCCAATTTCTTTGTGATTCAAATTTTAAATCTTTACAATCTCTACATCTGCATCCTCTATTGTATGCCCCAATACTGGGGTGCTTCTTTAATTTTTCTGTATCAATGCTACCTAAAAGCTTTATTCTATTTTTATCAAAAGCATCTTGCCAATTGTCTTTTGCTGTACCTAAAAACAAGTGTTCTGGATTAACGCACTTTCTATTATCACAAGTGTGGCAAACATACATACCTTTAGGTATCTCACCTTTATGTATTTCATAAGAAACTCTATGAGAATCTATTACTTTCCCATTTATTTTAAATGCCCCATAACCAGTTTTACCCCTTAAACAGGAAGTCCATATCCAACAAGTTTCTGTTTTTTGTATTTTATTAAAGAATCTTTCCATGACCACATATTTTGTAGTCATAAATGTACGAACTTTTTTATTTAAAAACAAGAGATGAAGGATGCATTTCTACCTCCTTCATGCATCTTACATAGCCGAAGACAGGATTCGAACCTGTATGAAATTATGCTTTAGTGTACCATCATGTGTTTCCACTTAGATACAAAGTTAATTTCTTTCTTAGCGTCTACCAATTCCGCCACCTGACTATGACACAAAACTAATAAAAGAACCCAAACCTTTAAAAGTGTTAAAAAATGTTAACTGCATGGCAGCATTAAAGAAATGTTATTTACATTTGTGGTATGAGATACATAGCTTATGGTAGGACATCTACCAACAAACAGGACAATGGCATTGAGGTTCAGCGCCAGGCATTGCAGACCTACAACCCTGAGAAGTGGTTTATTGAGCAGGAGAGTGGTAAGAATAAGGAGCGGCCTCAGCTTCTTGCAGCGTTAGAGTATTGCAAGGAGCATGATTGCACGTTGTTATTCTATAAGATTGACCGATTGGCTAGGGACGCCGAATATGCACTAAAGATTAAGAACTCTGGTGTAAAGTTACGCTGCCACACCATGCCGGAGATTAACACGATGGTATTTGGTATTTTTGCTGTTATCGCCCAAGATGAGGCTGAGACCATTTCCAAGCGGACAAAGGAAGCCCTTAACATCTTAAAGCAGAATGGCAAGAAGTTGGGTTATTATTCCCACAAGCAGGAGTTACCTAGGGAGCATTTTAACTATATGCAGGAGCGTAGTGTTGAGGTTCGTAGGGAGAGGTCTAAGGCTAGGCTTAGTAATGCTGTTAGGCTTGCTAGGAGGTTTAAGGATTCGGGTATGAGTTATGCTGCTATTGCCGAGGAGTTTAATGCTCTTGGCATGAAGAGTTCTAGGGGTAAAGGGTTTTTGCCTATGACTGTTCAAAGGCTTATTCGTTTCGGCGCGGTTAATTAATTGGGAAAATATGAAAAAAGATTGGACTGGGAATAGTGTATCCTACTCAAAAACACTTGGAGCAAGCTCACACTCACAAAACGAAAGAGAGAAGCATGATTATTATGCAACAGAGCCAAAGGCCGTAAGAATGCTTTTAGAAATAGAGCATTTTGAAGGCAAGATATGGGAGTGTGCTTGTGGGGAGGGGCATCTTTCCGAAGAAATGAAAAGGCTTGGCAGGGAAGTTTACAGCACAGATATTGTTGATAGAAATTACCCAGATAGGATAATGGACTTTTTGGGTATTGAAAACAATGAACAAGTAGATTTCAACATAATCACAAACCCCCCTTATAGGTATGCAAATGAGTTTATATCTAAGGCTTTGTCAATAATGCCAAGAGGGAAGAAATTAGCATTGTTTTTGCCAATAAGATATTTAGAAGGAAAGCAAAGAAAGGCTATCTTTAAGCTAATGCCCCCAAAGGTTGTATATGTTTCAAGCAGCAGAATAAAATGCGCTATGAATGGGGATTTTAATAAAATGACAGGTTCGGCGGTTTCCTATGCTTGGTTTGTTTGGGAAAAAGGACATAGTGGAGACACAACATTAAAATGGTTCAACTAATGACCTTCCCCTGCATAGGTTGTGGTGCGTGTTGCCGAAGGGTTGGTAGCATACAAAAGTTCCCCGAAGACCACCCTCTACACTTTCCCTACAAGAACACTAATGGTGTGTGTGAAAACCTTGTAGATAATCAGTGTAAGGTGTATAATGACAGGCCGTTAGTGTGTAATGTTGAGAAGCTCCGAGAGTTTTTAGGCGCCGAAAAGGAATCCTTTTACCAAGAAAACATCAAGTATTGTCGTATCTTTGCCAAAGAAGACGGCATAGATTATGATAATCATAGACAAATCCCCTGAGAAAAAGTCTGCCCCCTACATCTGGCAAGACCCAGAGGTATCAAAAATGACCAAGAAGCAAGAAATCGCTTGGAGGGAAGAAGAGATACGAAGGTGGCGAGAAGGGTACAACGGCATTATGCCTTCCCACTATTTCGCCCTAAGCCAAGGCTTCATCAAGCTCCCATCAGGGAAAACCGTAAGGCCTTGGTGGAGGGATTGGGACGCTGCCTTGCACGAACAATACGAGAACGATAGGAAGAAACACAACTCCCTATATGTCTTTAAGCGTAGGCGATACGCCCTTACCACATACTTTGTTGGCTTTGAGCCGTTGCGCATAGCCCTTACCGATAAAGGTTCGGTGTGTGGCTTTACCTCTTGCGATGTCCCTCGTGGCAACACCGCGTACAGGGAGAAGCTAATGGTAGCCTTTAGCAACTTTGATGCTCAGTGGAACTACACCAACCTAGACGCTAAAGACTTGAAGGATTTGGAGAAGGATAATGGCTTGCCGGATTGGGAAGTGTTTCGCACTGCCCCTGGAACGAGGGACGGCACGAAGCTTAGGATTCAGTTTTTAAAGAAGGAAAAGGTAGGTACGCTAGAGAAGTTTCGGGAAACTACCGATATTAGCGAAATAACCTATGCGCAGACCTCTAGGAAGGAAAGCGATGCTGCCGCCTTTGAGGGTTTTACCATGAACTATTTGTTTGTAGATGAGTTTTTCCTTCACCCATACGCAAATAGGGTGTATGCTTCGGCGGAGGCTTCCCTTTCAGATGGCTTTGTGAGAACTGGAATGTTTATCACTGGCGGTTCTTGTGGGGAGATGTCCCATCAAGGTATTGCCAATGCCAGAAGGGTTATCAAAGACAGCACCGATGGGAGCAAGGAGAGTGTGTTCTTTATCCCCGGTTATGCTTGTGTGGATAAAGCCCCAGAGTTTGATGAGTTTGGAAATGAGACCGGCAAGATAGTTTCCTTCATGCATGGCAACGCTGGGCATCACTATGTTGGCTCTAGGAGAATACACCAGCCAGCATACAGCGATGAGAAAAAGGCTAGGGATTATATCCTAAGCACTAGGGAGAAGTTATCAAGAAGCAGCGATCCAACAAAGTTTCGTCAGTTTATGAAAGCCTATCCAATTACTTTGGACGAGTTGCTAGAGGCCAGTGGCGATAGTTTGCTCTCTGATGATATTATGGAGTATGCTAGGAGGCAGAAGAAGGCTATCCTAAACCAAAAGGACAAGGCGTTTATCGAGTATAAGTTCAAGCAGATAGATGGTCAGCTTAAAATCGTGCCGTTATGAAGACACTAAGTAAGTTAATGATACTAGAACACCCTCAGGCTGATGGGATTTATTACATGGGCACTGACCCTATACCTTTTGGAGATAGGGGGCAGGCACACCTAGAGACTGAGGAGCGAAGTAAACAATGCTCTGTGATTATTCGGGAGAACCCAGAGAATGAAAAGGCTCCCTATCCTGTGGCGTATTACCTTGCTAGGACTAATGATGTGGACTTTGTGTTTAATGAGACCTTTGCTTTGCAGAAGGCTTATAATGATTGCAAGAACAACTTAGAGCGTAATGCTGGGGGTGTGTTTATGCAGAGGTATGATGATTCGGGGTTGAGCAGGTATTTAAGCCATTATCCCTATTCGGCGCTTTTGGCTAATTGGCGGAATGCCAAGCTAGGGAAAGAAAAGAAAAGGCTTAGAGGCTGGAACAACGATAACAGCACCAAAGGGCCAGCAATCAAAGTATTGGTGGAATGGATAATCTATGGCATGGATTACTGCTGGGGATATGAGATTATTGAAGACATTGAAAAGTTGGGGGTAGAGAATACCGATATTGCCTGGGCGCTTATCGCTGCCCTGTTAGACTGGAAGCACCACTACAACATCAGGGAGATTAAGTACCAAGAGCAGAAGCCAATCTACAAGACTGTGTATGTGAGTGAGGGCGGCAGGCCAGTGGCGAAAAGAATTAAACTAAGGGGTATCCAAGGCCACGAGGGTATAGACATGGACTTGAGGCTTACCCACAACCCAAAGTCAGATGGATTTTTTTAATATCTTTGTTGTAATTTTACCTGAATGATTTTAACTTCACCTACTTCTGGGGTTTATATTAGCAGCTTGCCTGAGCAGGCATTGAGCGATGAGCAGATAACTCAAAAGTATCATTCTTTGGAAGAGTGGTATGCCCAATGTGTTCGGTTTGTGGCTGGAATGTATAACCGCCCCAACTACAATACTGGCCGGCCAGATGGCAGTGTGGTATCTTCCTTCACCAATAGTGCTTTGTTTCAAAACACTCCGGTGCAGCAGATGATTAACAACTACATGTATTTTCATGGGGACCAGCCAAACGATAGGTTTTCCTATTTGTTTGAGGACCCTTTGCAGAATAAGGTATTGCCTGGGGGTGGTGGTTCGCTTATTATCCCTACCCCTTGGGAAAGGGGGCATCAGGTGTATAATTTGATTACTCACTTGATTGGCAGCTTTTCGGGCCGTATAGCCTATTCAAAGCTATCTATTCAGAACAACAGCAAGGAAGGTAGGGCAAAGGCCGAAAGTGAGCGTATGCAAGCCTATATGTTTGCCATGATGAAAAAGACTGGCATACTTGATGAGCTTGCTAATTTGGGTGTGGAGTATAACCCTTTCCCGGCTGCCTCAGACGCCGAATTTGAAGACCTAATGGAATACATCAACAACTTCCCCCAAGAGATTGAGGCGTTAAAGTTGATGAAGGATATTATCTTTAGGAACAACACTCCAGCGCTTATAGAGAAGATATTTTCAAACACGATTATAAATCGCATTGGTGCGATGCTCGTTGATACTGATGAAGAGGGTTATGTTCGCCACCATGTGGTCCAACCGCAGCAAGTTATTATCGACCAAGTTGGTGATGAGGATTTTTCCGATAGGGATAGGTTTGCTGGGTACATTGAGTTTTTATCTCCTGAGGAGGTTATCTCCAAGTACAAGATAACTGATGAGGAAGAGCGTAACACTATTTATTCTATGGCTGGGGGTACGGTACCTACGGCCAATGATTTTTATGGTTCAGCACAAGGGTATTATTTCCCTTGGTGGTGGAGTGAAGGTGAAGGGCGTGTGGCTTGTGTTACTGCTTTTTGGAAGTCTTACAAGAATGTTGATATTGGGGATTTAATCGAGGGGAAAGGCCGCCGGAAGAAAGGAGACTTTATGTTTCAAACTATTCGGCGCGGTACCCTAATCGGAAACCAAATCCTAAAGAACTTTGGCGAGGATAAGAATATCGTAAGGAACCCCTTTAAGCCTAAAGAGGCTGTCCTTCCCATTCTCTCTGTTCGGCCATACACTCGCATTGGTTACAACAAAAGCCTAGTGGATAGGCTTCGTGCTGCCCAAGACAAGATAGATGTCATGGAGGCAAAGATTACCGATGCCATAGCCCATGACTTAGGGAATGTGTATGTGTTTTATGGCGATGCCATTGAAACTGATGCCGATGAGTTTATGAGCGATATTAAGAAGAATCGCTTTACCTTTTTGCGTAGGAGTACCGGTGAGGACTTAGACCAAAGCGACTTCCAAAGGGTAATGGAAAAGCTTGATATGGGTATTACCCAGAACATCATGCACTACATAAACCTGAAAAAGGAGAAGCAGGCAGAGATGGAGGCTATTGCCTCAGTGAGCAAGATAGCCCTTGGGCAGCAGCAGACCTATGTAGGTATGAACACCCAAGTGAACACCATCGCCCAAAATGCTAAAGGCGTGGAATACTACTTTGCCTCAGTGATTAAGCTCTATGCCGATGTTATGCAGTATAGCATAGAGAAGCAGAAGCTTGTTTTAATTAACGATGGCGACAAGGAATTGGAGAGGGAGATACTCAGTGAGCGTGGCTCGGAGTATTTGAAACTTAATAAAGATTTCTCTTTTACCAAGTTGAATGTTCGGATAGTTGTTGAAGATGTTATCAACTCGGAGAGTAAGGGAAGGTTAATGCAAATGGCTGTGGCAATGGCTCAGAGTGGCCAGATGGATATGCTTGATTATTTACGCATAGAGACTGCCAACACTTACAACGAGCTTATGAATTACTTTGAGGCTGCAATCCGCAGGAAGAAGAAGGAAGAGGCTCAGATGAAGGCTATGCAGCAAATGCAGCAGATGGCAGCTATTGAAGCCCAAGGGCAGCAGTTAGCACAGCTAGAGGCTATGAAGCAAGATGGCCAAGATGCTCGCCATGCCGATAAGATGGAGCTTGATGCTACTAAGTTGGGGCTGGAAACTGGGGAAAAATTGATGTTAAATAATAATATGTAACTTTGCAATCTAAAACGACAAATATGGCAGAGACAACAGACGAAGAGGTATTAGTACCTCAGGTGGCAAACACCACCGAAGAGACATCGGCAGGCGCCCCTGAAACAACCCCAGAGGTTGCAGATGAGGTAGAAGTCGAATCATTTGAGGAGGACCCTGACTACAAGGACTTCTACACTGGGCCAAAAGCCCCAGCGGAAGGCGATAAGGTTAGTATCTCCCCAGAGGAGTATAGTTCTTTGAAGCAAGCTGCCTCAGAGTTAGAGCAGCTCAAAAACAACCCTACTGCCTTGGCGGTGCTTAACCACTTCACAAGTGGAGGTACTGCGGAGCAGCTAGCGGCACGTTTTGACACTCGTGATTACACCAAGATGAGTGAGGTTGAGCTTTACCGCTTAGACTTAGCAAGTGTTCCTGGGGTAACTCAAGAGGAGATAGACGATGAGCTTGAGCGCTTTGAGGATATGTCTGCTGTTCAGCGTAAGCGTTTAGCTGCCGATATTCGGGAAAGGCTAGAGCGTAGCCGCAACAAAGGTGCTGATGAGCTAGTAAGCTCTGTGGAGAAATCCAAGCAACAAGAACAGGAGGTGCTTGCAAACTTTAATAAAGAATTTGAGGCTGAAATTGAGAAGTGGGAAAAGAAAGGTAAATACTTTGGCTTGAACTATGACAAGCAAATGGCGGGCAAGGTTCGTCAGTTTGTCAAGGAAACCAATGGCCTAATTTTCATCAATTCTGATGGAAGCTTAAATGCTCGGAACTTCCACACTGCGGTAGTTGCCCTTCTAGACCTTCCCAGATTAGCAAGTGCTAAGTTAAACGAAGGTGTTAGAAAAGGTGTACGAAACGTTGTTAAAGAAGTCCATAACGCCGGAGATAAAAGTACCTCTCCTGGCGGCTCTGAAAACCCACAGTCAACAAAACGAATCGATGATCCGTATGAGTCTTGGGTAAGGAGTCAATCTGGTGCTAAACGTTAAAATTAACTAACATGGCTTTTCAGTCGCTTGATTTATCAACAAACCTGACGCTTCGTGGCCTAAACGATGTAAATCGCCCACAAGCTGTCTATGACGTTAGTGGAGGGTATCGCTCTCTATACTACGTTATGAGTATCATTTCAAACACTACTAAACAATTCCCCGGTTCACCTGAGGTTCCCTACTCTGTGGGTTACAACTCTACCGACCGCCGGTTCCAAACCACTTACCTTGATGATTTAAGCATCATTGCCACTATCCAAAACAGAACTGTTGTTGGGGCAAATTTAGTTCTTACCATCACTGGTGTGAACAACGATGCTTTCCGTCGTGGGGACGTTGTGCTTGGAGGAATGGATTTCTCTCGCTTAGGGCAGGTGGTAACCGCTACCGCTGGCACTATTGAGATTGCTCCTTTCCAGCCTTTGAATGCTTTCGCCGTTACCGACTTTGCTGTTGGTGCTTTCGTGCGTGTAGCGTTTGACTCTTCTAATGTAGTACGTTCTACCGGCAAGACTTCTCTTACCGTTACCCCTCGTACCGATTGGAATACCATTTCTACCATTCGGGATTCTTTTGAATGGTCTTTGCAAAACACCAATGTAGCCTCTTTGATTTCAAAGGTTGGCGATGGTGGCTTGTGGCAAAACGCCCAGATTAACCTAACCTCTCAGCGCTTGCTTACGAGCATTGACAAGGCGATGTTAATCTCTCAGCGCGCACAATCCAACAATGCTTTGGGTGAGCAAGATACCTTCGGAGGTCTTGATTGGGCTTTGCGTAACCGCAATGGCTATGTTGTTGACTTGCAAAATGCAATGACTCGTGGTCAGTTTGACGATTTCTTGACTGAGGTTACTCTTCGCAAGAGTGGTAACAGACAGAACATTGGTCTTCTTGTTATGGGTACTCAAGCCTTCAACCGCATCAGCTCTTTCGGAAATGGAGACTTTATCCGTTACCAACGTGATTTGAGCGATGGCGATAAGACTCTGGGTGTAAACTTCCAATATGTAGAGATTTCCGGTCGCCGGTTCGCTCTTTACATTGCCGATGTTCTTGACAACCGTTTCTTCTTCCCAGAAACCTCTACGATTGCTGGTGTGAATGGAACTATCAAGTCCAATGACATCTATTACATCGACACTGAGCCAATCAAAACTGACAATGGCATGGGCTTCAAGCCAGCCGTTGAGATGTTGCACTGGTCTCCCGATGGCACTCCCGGTGGTGGTCAACCCTTCTATGCTGGTATGATTAATGGTATGAACAATGCTGTTGTTAGCTCTGCTGACATCATTTCTGCTTCTGCCAATAACGTAGTTACTCCCGTTGAAGGTTCGGCTTTGCATTTGATGTACAAAGGTGGTATGAACATGATTACCGGTGAGTTCTCTGGTAAAATTGGTTATTTGTTCTAATTTTTAAAACTAATAAGATATGTCACTATTATCAAATCCCCGTCCTTTAGCATTTGTAATGAATGCTCCCGTTGCCACTAACTTTAGCGTTGCGAACGGCCTGATTAGCATTTCTGGTTTGACCGATGCGCTTCCTAAGTTTTCTACCCTTCGTCTTTTGACTGAGGGATTAGAGGAGAGCCAAGTTGCCCAGACTTCTAATTTCAGCGTTGCCTTTACCGCAGCTGCTAGCACAACCTATGCACTTAATGTAACTGGTGTGAACACTTTAACTGGCCTTACTGAGGCTCGCAAAGTGTCTTTCACTTCTGGTGTAACTTTTAGTGCTGCTGGAATTGCTGCTGCTTTGGTTAACTTGGTGAACTCTTTGCCTTTCGGCGCTACCGCCACTGGCACAGGTACTCCTGTTACCATTTCCGGTTTAGCGTCTTTGGTTGTTGTTGATGCTGGTAACACTACTGTTACCTCTGGCAATGCTGTTATTGCCCCCAATGCCACGGCTAGCACTGCTATTACGCAGGTTCTTAACGCTGCGGCTGCTCCTGCTGCTGCTGGTACCACTACGGTAACAATTACCACTGCTGCTGCTCATGGCTTGCTTCCTGGTGATGTTGTTGACCTTGGAGGTGTTTTCACTGGTTTCACCTTTACAGACGTACGTCCTGGCGCGCTTCAAACTGCTATTGGTACTGCTTCCAATGTGATTGTTGCCACTGTACCAACTTCTACCACCTTCACCTTGCAAGGTATCATAGGTTCAGGAACTCATACGGCTGGAACAGGAACAATCACCACCAAGAACGTAGTTACTGTTACTACTTTAGCTGCTCATGGTTTGGTTGTTGGAAACGCAGTTAGCGTGAGTGGTGTTGCTACTTTGACTGTGAATGGAGGTGCTGCCTTCACTTCACTAGTTCGTAGCGTACCTGCCACTGACAAACTTGTGTTGTTGGGTGCTGGAAATGGTTCTACCAACTCAGGCACTATCGTAATTACCCGGATTGCCCAACCTGCCAAGGGTTACAACTATGGCACGAAGGTTGGTACTGGAGTTAATTCCGAGTGGCGTGCTGCTGATGGCTCTGGAGCTGTTACCGCCGGGCAAGGTTACACTTTGTTAGGTCTTGATTATGCGAATGATGTTGTTGACAACATTTCTATTCGTCAAGCTCAAAGCCAGCAAGTTTATATCTTGTTGAATGAGGGTGCTACTGGTTATGGTGCTTCTGTGAAGGCTCTTCAAGAGATTCTAAGCAACTTTGCTCCTAACACCACCCTTGCCAATCCAGCTTCTATTGCTCCCTGAGTAATATCGGATTGAATAAAATTAGCCCCTTCCTTTTTGGTTGGGGCTTTTTTATTGTATTTGGTTGGGGGTTTTTTAGTATTTGCAGTGCTGGGTTTTGTACTGATTAAATTACTATATTTGCATGTGAGTTTTGTGTTTTTTGCTCATAGGTTAAGGTTTAGCTCCCTCCGCGTAAGTGGGGGGAGTTTTTATTTTTAACACTTATTAACATTTGGGTATTGAAATAGTTTGTAGGTTTGGGGTGTGAAAGCTAAGAAAATAGAAACAATATTAAAGATACTGCTTGCAATAGGGGTAGGTGTTTTGGTTTGGCAATGGTTTCAAATCATTTCGCTTATTTGATGTTGGCAAAATAGGATATTCAGCCCTACTTCGGTGGGGCTTTTTGTTTTAACACTTATTAACATTTGCGTGTTGGTTTTTTATTTAGGTTTGCAGAAACAAATAACCCATGAGCAACAAACAACAAACCGCAGTAGAACAATTTTGGCAAGACCTACAAGATATTTATTCTTCAAGTTTTGATACCGGAATGGTCATTAAGTTACTTATGGCAAGGAAACGAGCCAAAAAAATGGAGAAGGAGCAGATGGAGAATTTATGGCATGCAGCGATATCTCGCGGAGGTTGTAAATGCTATGATGAGATTATGACATTTGAAGAATATTACAACGAAACCTTTAACAAATAACCCATGCAACAACCAATTAACTTTTGCGACATCATGGCCCTTGGCTTCAATATTGAAAGCGGGCACGACCCTGTGTTTGAAAGAAGGCACGGCTACGAGTACAAAATCTTTACCAAGATGCTTGCCCCCACGCTGATGCTGGACTGGGATCAAGAAACACGCCTTTGCCAACTGTTTGTAATTCGCCCCGAAGATGGGCATATCTATCAACGCATACCAGTTACCGATACCAATTCTTTGCAAACGCTTGTTAATTCTTTCAAAAAACCCGAACTTGATTCGGCCTATACGGCTTGCTAACCCCCGATAGGGTACGGCTGCATTAGAAACCAAGCATGCAACTACCGATAGGGTACGAATTGCTAACACGAAATTAAATTGAAACAAAATGTGCATAGAAAGAGCGCTCCGCCCCGCTTTTGTGTATGCAGTGTTATAGGGCGTTATTTTAAATGATATGAATGAATTAAAACTAAGAGATTTTTTTGCTTGTCAAGTTATAAGCGAATTATTAAAAGCGGAAACAGATGATTTTAAAATGTTACACGGAAAAACAGATGAAAATGTATTGTTTGCCAATACAGCTAAAATAGCTTACAAACTTGCAGACGCTATGCTTTATGTTAGAAAATTAAATCTTAATGAGGATGCCAACAAATAAAGAAAAAAACAAACTGCCTTTTGATGTGCGTAAAATGTATTGTCAATCGGTTTGCATTTATCAACAAATCACTTACTATGAAATGGGTGTAATTTCAGAAATTGAATTTATTGAAGATGTTAGAAAAATAGTCAAAAAATATGAAGAGGTAAAAGATACTTCCGCACTTCTTCCATAATTGGCTATAACAGCACCCACAATTTTTAGAACCCAAACAATTAGCCCCAGCCTTGGGGCTTTTTGTATTTTAAGTATCTCGCTTTACGCTCCGTTCTATAAATCGGCACAAAACCGATTTGGCTGCCGATAATTTACCATTGGGCGTGTTCAGATATTGCCAGCCTGCAAAATGGCACTAAACTAAAATAGTGGTTGCCGCTATTTTAGTTTAATGCCACTAAACTAAAATAGTGGCAAAAGTTTGTACCATTAATTCCTTCGGCGGTTTTGGTAAATCGGAAAAGTTAGGTATATTTGACTGCCAGCTTATCCGCGTTCTTTTACCTTTCATAATTTAAGCTGGCTTTTTGGTTATCCCTCCCCCCACCTTTTTTTTGATTTTGAGGTGGGGGGATTTTTTTGTTCCAAAGAAAAGAGTACATTTGTACCGCAACCCGCCTATGTTTTCATCTTCTACCTTTTAGTTCCAACAAATAGGTTTTCGGCGGGTTGTTTTTTTTTTCTTATATTTGTAGCGGAACTAAACTAATGTAAGATGAATAATGTTTCAATAACGAAAACCCCAACCCCGCCGAAGAGCCGAAGAAAGGTACAAAGAACTATCTACCTACCCAAGGACATTAAACTCAAAGTAGAAGCCTTAGACATTAAGCGCTGCGACAAGGATAACATTTACAAATTCTTAATGATACTAATATCCAAGGCAAAGAAGGAAGGGGATATTTACAGGGAGGTGGCGTTAGCGTTCAACTACTTAAAGAGGGTGTTAGGGGCTGGCACTTACAAAAGGATAATAACACATTTAGAAAAGTTAGGGATAATCACTTGCGACTACTTTAAGGTTATGACACTTAATAAGAAGGGGAGGTGTTATAGGTATAAGTTAGTGTTTAAGGAGAGATATTCTAGGGATAAAGTGGTCGCGGTATCATATTCTTCTACTAAATCATCAGAAGCCTTGCAAACACAAGTGTTTCAAGAGTGGTTTGAGGGGGATTTTAAGAGTTTAGTTATGCCAATGAATGAGCTTCGGGCGATTGCGAAGCGCCGAAAGGAAAATGTAAGCCTTACCAACTGCAAAGTAGGTACTGAGATAAGGGAAAATGTAGTTGAGATAGTCGATATTCGCACAAATTTCTCATATAGGGCGAGTAAAGAGGTGGCAATAGGCAGGGCAAACCTTCACAATCGGTTACTCATACAGGATAAATCTGCGTGTTACATAATGACTGAGGGGGAGTATTTGAGGTTCAAGCGTTCTGCGGTGGAGTTGTCGGATAGTGATGCGTTGAATAAGATAGAATCTGGGAATTTGCGAGCGGCCCGAAACACTACCAACCAAAGGTTAGACACGAACTTCACCAACTTGCCAAACGAGTTTATGGCTGAGATATGCAAGGCGAACAACTTAAAAACCTTAGACATTGTAAATTCCCAGATAGCGTTAATGTCAAGAGTAATGCCCGACCTCAACACAGCCGATTCCGAGCTGTTTAAGAGCATTTCGGTAGATGGCACGTTCTACGAGTCAGTTCAGCAGTTGCTAGGCTTAAAATCAAGGAAAGAGGCTAAAATCGTTTCCTTTGAAATGTTGTTTAGTGCAAGGGGCAACAGGAGTGTTTATTTGAAGCGTATGCGAGAGGTATTCCCTTCGGTAATGGCGTGGGTAGATGGGTATAAGTTGGAGCATGGGGATAATATGTTTGCGGTGATGTTGCAGAGGGAGGAGAGCAAGATATTTGTTGATGGGTTGCTCCGCCGCATTAAGGTGCTGGGGTATTTGTGTTTCACGAAGCATGACAGCATTATTTACCGGGCGGGGGATGCTGGGGAGATAGAGCGGATCGCCGAAGAATATTTTGCTGAGATAGGTTTTAAGTGCAAGTATAAAATAGAGGATTATGGTTTCGCAAGTATTTAATGAGGATTGCATGGAGGTAATGGCCCGTTACCCTGACAAGTATTTTGATTTGGCCGTTGTTGACCCGCCGTATGGTATTGGTGAGGACGGGGGAAGCAATCATAGTCGCAGTAAAATCGCAAAATCAAAAATTTATACACCAAAAAACTGGGACAAAGAGCCCCCTAATAAAATGTATTTTGATGAACTTATTAGGGTTTCTAAAAATCAAATAATTTGGGGGGCAAATCATTTTATTAGCAGAATACCTTTTGATAGCAGTTGCTGGCTTGTTTGGGATAAAGAAAACGGAGAAAACGATTTTGCGGATTGTGAATTGGCTTGGACATCATTTAAGAAAGCGGTAAGAAGATATAAATTCAGGTGGGCAGGTATGCTTCAGGGCAATATGAAAGAAAAAGAAATTAGGCTACACCCAACCCAAAAGCCCGTTGCCTTATACGATTGGATTTTCAAGAACTACGCATCGCCGAATGATAAAATACTTGACACGCATTTAGGTTCAGGCAGCAGCCGAATAGCGGCACACAAGGCGAAACTTGACTTTGTAGGCTGCGAACTTGACAAAGAATACTTTGATGCACAAGAAAAGCGGTTCAAAGATTTCTCTTCACAATTAAGGTTTGATTTGTAATTGTGAATTTACTTGTATATTTGCACTAGAATTTTTTAACTAAAACTAGATTTAATGAAACAGCCAGCTGTTATTTTCAAAACGGCCAATCCAAATGGAGGCCAGCATTATCCTGGGGTGTATTACTCTGAGGACAAGCGAATGTTTGTTTATTTATTGGGCAGGGGAACGGTAACGGAGACAAAGACCGAGACTACTGACCCCGGCATTTTGAACTCTTTGTTTCGTGCCACGTTAGACCGGAACCAGCCAATTTTAGCGGGTTCTCAGTTGCCTTATCAATTTGAGGATTTCAGTGAGGTATTGGAAAACAAGGAGGCGTTATCCTTTTTCAAGGCTTTAGCCCAGGACCCGTTGGTTCAGTGTGATGCTGACATATTGGTTGGTGGGTTGAAGAAGAAGTATTCTCCGAGGTTTATCTTAGAGATTCCCTCGCTGTATGTTAGCCGGAAGGCAACTGACACTAAGACTAAGGCCACGATATTAGCTTCCTTTGTTGTTTTGACTGAGGATGAAAAGCGTGAGGTATGTTGGTACTTTGAGGTTGACCCAAGGGAAATGAGTGATGATGATATGCTAGTTGAGATGGCCGGGGATGGTGGCAAGTTGTATGGTGAGGAGAATGCGAAGCGTTACATCAGCAAGTTTGTAGAGACAGCTTCTTTGGGTGATGCTTACACTGCGAGGGTTATTGCCATTAAGAAGGCGATGATTATGTCTCAGTCTGACCAGGAGCCATTGGATTATCGTGAGGGCAACTATTATCATGGGGAGACTTATGTAGGCAAGGATGTTGACACTATTTTGGCATTCTTTGATGAGAACAAGCGTTTGTTTGATTCATTGATTGGCGGGTTGGTGAGCAGCGCCGAAGAGAAAAAAACAAGAGGAAAGGCGAAGTAGGAGATATGGCCTCGGTAATAGTGCCGGGGCCTTTTTTTAAACCCTAAAGGAAATGACACAGGATTTATTTATAGAGACAATTTTAGCTTTAAAGAAGCAAGTCCGGTACGACACCAAGTTTGCTAGGAAGATAAGCAAGTTGTTTACTGACTGCCAGATGATTGGTTACAACAATGATGTTTTAATTGAGCAGATGGTAAAGGTATTGGCTGAGCTTACTGGGGACAAGAGTGATTGGATTGGGTATTATGTTTGGGAGCTTAGCTTTGGTGATGATTGGCTGGAGGGTGCTGTAATGTTTGGGGGTAAGGACATAAAGCTCCAAACGCCCACAGACTTGTGGAATTTGTTGCAAATGGGAAAAGGGGTAAAGCCATGACCAATAAATCATTCATTAACCCTACTTTGTACCTTTAATGACGCAAAAATGATGCAAAAATGAGCCAACTAATTTTAAAATTTAACCTTCCCGAAGAAGAAACCGAGGCCAACTTTGCATTAAAGGGTGGGGAATACTTCTTGGTACTGCATGACCTTTACGAAAAGCTGAGGAACATTACCAAATACGGAAATAACCCCTTTAACGGCAAAACAGCAAGCGAGCAAGAGATTCTACTTGCCGAGCAGATACGGGAGTATCTTTCTGAGCAAAACATTGATGAGTTGTTGCGATAGCCCAAAAACGCCGAAAAGATGAAGCACATAGAAACAAAATCTGAACTAGAAGAGTTCTTAACCAACCCCTCCGCCTTTTTAGTTATTGGAGCTACATGGTGTGGCCCATGCATGCTTATGGGTCCAGCCCTAGAAAAGTATTCTGAGGGGAGGAATGTAGCCAAGATAAACATTGACAAGTGCGACAGCGACCTCGCCGAAGAGATTAAGGGTAAGTATCGTGTAATGGGAGTACCAAAGTCTATGCAATTTGAGAATGGGGAGCTTGTAAAGGACACTGTTGGCAAGCTGAGTCTGCAAGATATGGAGAGTATGTTTGGGTAATTATCCAAATTCTTTTTTTGTATCTTTGTCTCTACTATGCCAACAACCGGATTAGAATTATCAAGGGAGTTAGACTTGCAGATTGACAAGGATTACTCCGGCTATTTAAGCCCTGCCAAGAAGAATAGGCTATTTTTAATGGCTTATATCAATTTGGCCGAAAAGAAATACAATGGTTTAGACCGGCAGCAAGTATATGATGAGCTTACTCACTTCTTAAAAGTTGACAAGGAGTATGAGATAAGAAATGGAAAGATATATACATCTCCGCTGCAAATTTCAGTTCTAACCTATGCGCCCGGCACATCTACCATTACGACAGTGTTGGATCATGGTTTGCTAGCTGGAGATGTTATTCAGATTAACAATGTTCAAGGGGTTCTTGGTATTTCGGGGAACTTCACCATTCAGCAGGTATTAACCCCCAAGCAGTTTACCGTTTTACAGCAGACATTTTCTGGGGTGTATGTTCCCAATACTGGGAGTGTTACCTCGGACAAGATTATTTTTGATTACCACCACTTACTGACTGTTGAGTGTATTTATGTTCGGCAGTACATTAAGAACAACATTGTAGATGCCACCAATGCTACTCCGATAGTTATTAAGGTTGAGGGTAGGACAGATTTGCGGAGTGGGGAGAAGGTAACGATTACTGGTGTTACCGGCAACTTAACGGCGAATGGAATTTACTATTTGAAGAGGTTGTATGCTTATGAGGGGTACAGTAAGTATTCGTTGTATCAGGACAAGGATTTAACGATTCCTGTTGCTGGCTTCGGGCCGTACAATAGTGGTGGGGAGATTAAGAAGGAGTTTGACAACTATGCTGTTCAGCGTATTTCCGACCAGAAGATTAGTATTTTCAGTGATGCTACTGTTGAGTTCCCTAAGTTTCAAGTGAGTGAGGGGTATTTGGTTTTCGAGCCGGCGCCGAACAAGATAAGAATTGACTACATGACTGAGGGGCAGGTATCTCCCACGCCAAGGATAGACGTGAATGATGATGCCACAGACTTAGAGTTGTACTACAACAAGAAGTTTTTGGTACGGCTAGTGAACGAAGCTGCCGACCTATTCAGTTTACAACAAAGGGATTTAAGCCAGTATCAGGCACAAACCCAAGAAACCATTGAGAATCCATGAAGCGTAGCGACATATTAGATAGATTGTCTGTGTATAAGGGTGGTGGGGTATCGACCGATGAGGCTGTACCTTCCTACCAGTATTACCTTTCGCGATTACATTCTATGCGTGAATTTGCTTTGCGGGAGGAGTTTCGGCGTGATGGGGTTATCAACCCAGCGAATTACCAGAACCATTGGTTGGAGTATGATGAGGAGTTGAACCAAGATGATTGCCGGTTTTACCTTTTCCGCTGCCCAAGGATTTTGCAATTAACGAATCGGGATAGTGGCTTTGGGTATGTTGGGAGTGAAGATGGCATGAGCCAGTACAATTTATTTACAAGTCCAGAGCGTTTTGCTGTTGCCCAGGGGCATAGGTTTACGAAGTTGGGCAACAAGATTTCTGCTGCGTATGATTGGGAGGAGGAGATGATGAAGTTAAACCAGCCGGTTAAGAGGGGTTTGGTTCGGGCGGTGTTTTTAAGGCCGGAAGATGTACCTACGTTCAATGTTGATATTGATGATTATCCTTTTAGTGCGAAGGGTTTGGAGATACTTGAAGAAGCGATTTCCAAGGGCACTATAAACTATATCCTTCGGGTTCCACAGGACAAGGTATCGAATAGTAATACCGATGCGGATTTGTTAAAAACGCCGAATAGATGAGATACACAACGATACCCATATCCAACGCCATATCAAGGGCGAAGATGGAATTAAACTTGGAGCATACTCAGGAGTATGACCCTTACCTATTGATACTAGCCAACGATGCGTTAATGCACATAGGTAGTGTTGACCAGATAAGTGAGCATAGTGCGGTGTATGACATTGTGGATAATAAGGTGGCATTACCTGCCGGCCTTGTTTCGCTTGTTGCGTTTATCTTTGTTGATGATGATGGTTGCCCTTCGACTTATGGTAGTGTTGATGAAACTAAGATATTAAAGGGGCCGGTAGGAGGTTGGAGAGATTGGGGTTATAGCATCCAGGCCAACGATGGCGGTCAGATAGTTTTCGATTGCTCTGTGGATTTGCCTACGGAAAAGGTAAGGCTTTTCTGGGAGGGTAGGTTGGTGGATAAGTATGGTGTGAGCTTAATGCACGAGATGGAGGAGCGTGGCGTTGCTGCGTACATTTGTTACAAGTTTGCTCGGCGCTTTCCTATGATGTATGATAGGGGGATGGTTGGCGATTTCAAGAAGGAGTGGGAAAATCAGAAGCGCTTTTTACGTGCTGATGCTGTGGTGAATAGTTATCGTCAGTATCGCGGTAAAATACAAGATTTGTGGAATGCGTATGTTGTTTACAAGCCTTTTGGAAATAGTTAATTATGGCAAATATATTACCGGTACAGCATAATATTAAGGGTACGCTAGATTTAGATAGTGAGTATGGTGACGTGCGTTCCGGGAATTATGTCGGCGCCGAAAATGTACAATTCATTAGCAAGGAAGGGAATGAAAGTATTCCCAAGCAACCTTTCATAGGAAACAAGTTCTTATTTGACAAGGGTAGAGTAGAGGTACAGAACAAGCGGTTCCGGTTATACTTAGCCCTTGGTGATACGTTTGACTTTCAGGTGTTCGGAACGAATAATGTAACGCAACTTTCTTCTTTGTTTGTTGTTCCTTCCAACGCATCTTATGCTGCGTATAGGAGTGCTATTCAAGGCTTTTTAACGAGCGCTGGCCTAACTTCTAACATAACAATAGGTATAGACTACTTAGACATAGAAATAACGTCTGTGGCAACGTATGACTATCAGTTTCGTGTTTCTAATGCGAGTGCTGGTGTGAGGGTTATTATTACCCAAGAGAGCATTGCCAACAACTTCACTGGCTTTTTGAAAGACATTGGGAGTTACGATTTGAATGGCGATTTGTTTATTTTCTCTACCCCTCAGGAAGAGTTGCCTGAAGAGGTTACTGTTTCGGGGGTGAATAGTGCTGGTGTTGTAACTACAATTGTTCCTCATGGTTTATCTGCCGGGGACGAGGTTCGTTTGGCGGGTAGCGGGGCGAATGATGGTATTTTGTTGGTGAATGTGGTGTTGAGTGCTACTACTTTCTCGTATCACTACCCTGCCGGTGTTGCTGGTGTGGGAGGTATTATCACAAAGAATTATACGGGAGTGGGGGAGATTGGAGTTGCCCAATTTGACGAGCAGGCCGAAACGGGAACTTACACTAGATTACTAAGGAGTAAAGAGTTTGGCTTTAACACGCTACACCAGATAGACTGCGATGGGGAGATTAACCCTTTAGGAAAATCGTTATATTTCAATCAGTACAAGTACAATCCCCCTAGGGTATTTTACTACTTAGGAAACTATGTTTTGAATGGAGCTTTGACTTATGTGAATAGCGAGAATCGGTATGAGTATGGTACTATTGACTTGGAAACGAGGACGATATTAAACATTCAAACTGCAAAGTTAGATTTGGTAAGTGTTACTGAGGGTGGCAATGTAAAGGCTGGGAACAAACAATATTTTATTAGGTTTCTAACTTCTGAAGATGCGTTGTCTGGAACTGATTATCATGCGTTTACTGGTAATGTAAATATCTACAAGGGCTCTGATACTAGCGACCCGAATAAGATTGCAGGTAATGTTTCCGGAACGCTCACTACCAAGAAGGTTACGTTGAGGGTTGAGAACGCTCAGCCGGAGTTGTTTGGGTATGTTGAGTTATGTGTTGCTGAGTGGTTTGGTGATGCGGTAACGTTTTCGACTGTCCGAAGGGAGGAGTTTGACGAAAGTACATTTGAGATTGAGCATAATGGTTTTGAGGTTGCCACTCCGCTTTCTACCGAGGAGGTGTTGCGGTTAAACTCATTGATTAAAAACATTGGCGGCCAGCGTATTGTGGACAATCGGTTAGTGATGCATGACATTACTTACGAAGAGCGCAAGGATTTTAGGGCTTGGGCCGAAAAGATTAACCACACAATTATCAAGGAAGAAATTACTGGTAATGGATTTGTTGAAAATAAAGTGTATGGTGGTTATCAAAACCCTCAGAACACGTTTAGGTTTGTTGGGTATAAGTGGTTTGAAACGTACAGGTTTGGTATTAGGTTGTATTTGAAGGAGGGTGGAGTTACCGAAACCTTTTGGATTGATGATATTAAGTTTGATATTACTCCCACTAATGTAACCACGCCGAATAGAAGAGTTGGCACACCTCCCCCTAACTACGAGTTAAACGTACAAGCATTAGACGACAACTTCTTTGTTCCGGGGGTAGAGTTTAGTAATATAGACCTAGAGTATTTGATTAACGGGGATAGGATTAAAGATGTTGTCAGCAAGATTGAGTTTATGAGGGTGGAGTTGAAAGACGACACTAAAGAGGTTTTGTTAAATGGCATGGGTATCCTGAGTTTTTATGGAATATATGAAGAGGGTTCGCATCGTTTTGGGAACTTAAACGCTACATTTAGCCAAGCTAACCCTACATATCAAGCAAGGTATCCATTCCCGTTTTTTTCTGGGCAGAACATATTTACCGTAGATGTTGGTGGTGTTCCAACTGCTCCATTTAATACAAATGGTTATAGGAACATGATTAACACTGAGGCTGCTGGTGGGCTGAAAAGGGGTATCGTTGATACATTTGGTTTATTCATAATTTCAAATGATGTTGTTTTTGGAAAGACTGAAATAGAGCGTGCGCCTGGAGACCAGATAATAAACTTTGGGAGGCCTATGTCTGAGCCTGCCTATCCTATAAACGGCATATCTGGGAAGAATTTTATCCGAGATTTTAGGCTGTTGAATATGGGTGTTGATGGTTTGCCCGCTCCATATTTCCATGATATTGAAGATGCAAAGATTTTGCCTAGGGATTCAAATGTTATTATGGATAGGAATGGGGTTAGCCCTGGGCCGACTTTATATGTTTCTAATGCAAAGTCTGACCAAAACACTGGTGCTTCTTTTGATAGCTTTGAAAGGACTTATGTTTTTGAATCTAGCATAGCTATATCTTTGGTTAATTCGCTTACCTCCCCATTGCCTTCCCCAGCACTTCCATTGTCTTTTACAAATAGCAATGAAGGTGTTTATTGGGTAAGCTATTACAGGCCGAAAGTTTACACTACTCCAGACGATTCAAAGTTTGGAGCTAGAGATAAAACGGTTTATATATCTACTGGGATAAGCAATTTAATAAATCAAAACTCCTCTGCAACAATAAGTTCCAAGGTTTTTGGGGGGGATACGTTTATTGGTAGAATGCAGTTGAAGTTGTGGAACCACTTGACTGAAACTCAGGGGCCTGATTATATTGACGAAACTTATGCTATGTCATTTGTTTCTCAAAGTACGGTAAGCCCCGAAATGCGTATTGATACAGGCCAAGTTGCCCCAGCTTCTTTCCCCGCCACTCCTACTAACGATTACAAGGCTTGGCTAACTAACTTAACGTTAGATTCTACGGAATATGATAATAGTTACAACTTCCATGCAATAGGTAATTCTTTTGGGTTTAGCACGAATAGAACTTTCATTGACAAGTTCCCCTCTCGCGTGATATGGAGTGATTTGAAGCCTGATGGTAGTTTCTTTGATTCATACAGGTTTTTCCCTCCCGGCCAGTTCAATGACTATTCAAGGAATTATGGGCCGGTGGTACACATAGAAACTCTTGATGATGAGTTTTTTGTAATGCAGCACAGGAATTTCAGCAGGGAGTATTTCAACACTACTGGCACGATAACCTCTGACACCGATGAGTTGGTGATATTGGGTAATGCTGGTGTTCTTGCTCGCAAGGGTGCTACGATTACCTCTTATGGTTCGCTTCACAAGTGGTCTTGCGTTAAGGGGCGTAGTGCTTCTGGCCGAGATGTGTTGTATTGGTTCAATGCTGAGAATGGTTTATTCTTAAAGTATGGCGGAAGGGGTGCAGAGCCATTAAGTATGGCGAAGGGGTTAAACCAGTGGTTCAATGAGAACAGCAAATTTGTTTACAGCCACAACACTCCGGCAGCAGGCAGGGGGATATGTGGTGGTTGGAACGAGCGTTTCCAAGAGTTGCGTTATACCTTTAGGGGTTACAAGAATAGCCCTGAGTGGGGTGTAGGTAATACTTACGATAAGGGTGATGTGGTTATTTATGGCGGTAATGGGTTTGTTCCTGTGCAGTTGTATTTGTCTAGGGTTGACCATATTAGTTCTCCTGCGAACATTCCTGGGGGAAACACTGTAACGTGGGAGGCTATTTCCGAAAAAGATTCACGTTATTACAATGTATTTACATTGGTGTATAATGAAATGAAAGATGGCTTTACGAGTTTCCTATCTCCGAAGCCGTTGATATATCATCGTTGGAGGAATAATTTATTGACACAGCGTTATGGTGAGTGGAGTCAGTATCCAAATTACTTAGAGAATTTCGGTGATTACAACACGTGGTATTCTTCTGAGGAGGGGGAGTTGGCCGAAGATGGTTTTGTCATTCCGGTTATCAATTACAATAGCGATGTGATTAAGAAGTTTTCGGCGTTGTATGTTGATAGTGAGGTTGCTCCTGACAGGGTTGAGTTTTTCACTCCTGAGCATGAGAGTTTTTTGGTGTTGAGTGATTTTGAGAGTAGGGAAGGTATGTGGGTAAGCACTATTAAAAACGATATTTTAACCGCGCCGAATGGCATAAACGATGGGGATACAAGTCGCTTATTTGGTAGGTACTTACTGGTCAAGGTTTTCTTTTCTCCCAAAAAATTCCAATCTTTGCGTAACATAAGAGTGCGCTTACAATTTAATTCACGATATTTACAAACATAGTATTATGCCAGCACCATTAGCAATAGGTTCATTAGTTTTAGGTGGTATCCAGACCATAGGTGGTTTGGCTGCTGCGCTTTCGATGGGTAGGCGCCCAAGGTTTCAGGAAGACCCAAGGTTTACCGGAGCGGCAGGTCGCGCCGAATACATGGCTGGAATGGGGTATATGCCTCAGGAGCGTGCCGCGTTTCAAGGCGATATAGCTTCTCAGACCGCTGGGGATTATCGTAGGGGGATTGATATGTCTGGTGGCAATATGGCGAGAGCGTTGGGGGGTATAAGCACTGCGAGAACGTTAGGGGCGTACAATCGTTTTGCCGCTCAGGATGCTGCTTTGCGTAGGCAGAATATTCAGTATGCCGACCAGTTTTCTCGTGAGCGTCAGCGTAGGGCGGATATGCAAACGCAGGCGGATATGGCACAGTATGACAGGGAGCAACAGGCAACAGGGCAGGCTATTAGTTCGGGTTTGACCGGTATGGCTGGTGCGGCGAACTTTAGCCAAGCGATGAATTTTTATGGCAAGCAGGGTATGACTGGTGGTGTTCAGGGAGCAGGCAAGTATCCTAAGGACAACTATTTAAACCAGTATGGGTTTTTTGACCCGATAAAATTACCCATATAATAAAACGCGCCGAAAAGCAATAATCAATGACACCACTAGTAGCAGGTATAGCATTAACAGGAAAAGCCCCAGTGTACGAAAACGTATATATGGCAGGGCTTAAACAAAAGGCAGCTGGTGAGGCGGCGGCGGCGAAGGAAAAAAACAAGCAGTTAGAAGACATAAGAGCTGCTATAACGATTCCAAAGGGAGGTGTTCATAACTCCCTCGTTAATGAGGTTAAGGATTTGGCTGCTGAGACTTTCTTAAATGCCACTAAAGCTGTTGAGTCAGACCCAACAAGGGGGATAAATAAGGCTATGGAAATGATTCTTGAATTTCAGTCTAAATTGAATGTGTATCAAAACACAAGCAAAGCGCTAGAAAAAATTGAAACGCCTGAATACAGTAAGAATTATTTTAGTTCTCCGCAATTTGTTCAGGGTATTGGAACAAAGAATTTCAAAGAGGTAGAAAGCGACCAAGCGATTGTCGAAAATGCTAGAAAAGCGGGTATAAATATTCAAAGGGCAAATGGTCTTCCTGTTGTTTCTACAATAGACTATCCAAGGTTTGACCCTGCTAAGCCTTTTATTGATTGGCAAAAAGCCACTGTTGCTAAATATGAAGCAGAGGTTGGAGACCCTACAAAATTAGGTAAGAGTTTGCGTCAAGAGATATTAAAGCGGGTTAATGAGCAAGAGGCAATGGCATATTTAGAAGGTAGTGCCGCAGATGATAACGAGGTAGCCGCTTGGCAGAATAAACATAACATCGACATAACAACTTCTGAAGGAAGGAAAGCGGCTGCGCAGAGATTTTTGTACACGCAAGAAAAGGCTCAAACTTCTGGGCCTGGATTTAATATTAATCTTGGCCCTGGAAGCCAAACAACAACCTCTCCGGTTGTTTCTGAAACTTCTCTAACTGCTAACACTAGTTTTAACTGGAGTCCATCATCAAGGTCTGATAACTCTGGCGAGTACTACGTTTTACAATTTGCGGAAGGGTTTGGCAACAAGAATCTTGTCGCTGGTGATGGAAGGGGAAATCCATTAAAGTTTAAAAGCAGTAAAGAGGCAGAAGAATATCTTGTCAATAATAGCAAGTTTGATTATGAAGCTATTAAAACTTTAAACTTAGACGTTCCTTCTGTTGGCATTACAATTCCTGCTGGTGAGAAGTCCTTTACTATTGGTGAGGAGGGTTCTAATACTGGTTATGGTGAAAAGGTTGAGTCTAATACTTTCAATATGAAAGTTAATAGGTTGGAAACTGTGGAAACTTATACTGGTGATAAGATTTTGACTGTGGGTTTATTTAGAATGGAAAAGGGGGACATTATACCTAAAGAAGTATCAAAATACGTTCCTTCTGATAAAACAGAAAAAAGGGTTTTTGTTGTTGGGGAGGTAGAAACTTCATATAAAACAAATGTAGGGGCAAGAGATAAGGGTGGTACTGTGTATGTCCCTGCTACTAAGCAAAACATAAGCGCCATTATTTCAAAGCTTCCTTCAACAGAAAAGGAAACAAGACGGATGCTTGAAGAAATTAATACTGGCAAGCAAAAGCTTGGTGATGGTAAGATACTTGGCGCAGCAACGAAGGGCGCCGAAAGGCAACCTAAGAGTGGTTTTAGTTTGTTAGAATTTGATAATATAGCATAATGAGTAAAGAGATACTAAAAGGCATATTTGAGGAGAACATAGCTCCTGTGCGTGAAGACATAACCTTTGAGGGTTGGGTAGATAAGATTAGGGATAACGAGGAGTACAAGGTGGGTTTATTTGAGAACTACGTCCAGCCGAGTATGCCTGAGGCCACATTTGAGGAGTTTAATTCTAATGCGTTTGGAAGCCTGGGAAAGGTGGAGGCCCCACTTGCTGGGGCGCAATCCGAAGAAAGTTTTTCCCCTACCGAATCCGTATCGAGCGAATTTGAGGTAGGGCCACCTGCTGGGGGAACGCCTCCCGGTGTTGAGCCTAAGGGTGAGCCGGTTGCTGAGGCTGCTGCGTTGGTTGGGGATGTTGGCTCAGAGGGTGAGCCTACGATTATTGGGCAGGAGTTAGATCCTTACACGATTGTTGAGAAGGACGATAGGAATTTCTTTGAGCGTCTTTTTGGCGAGGATCGTTATCGCAGGGTAACGGAGCGTGCGGTGGAAACGATACCGGCTTTGACTAGGTTATTTGGCAAGGCTGCTGCGAAGGATGTTCAGAAAGAGGTAAATGATTTAGGTAGGGCTATGGAGGCTGACCCTGAGTTTGTGATTAAGGCTTCGCAGAATGGTCTTTTCACTACGAACAATTTAGCCACGTATTTAAGCCAGGAGGCTGCCGGGGATAAGAAGGGCGCCGAAGAGATAAATATGTTTTTAGAAAAGGGTGCAACGGGCAAGACTACTCAGTTTGAAAGGTTCAAGACGCTATATGCTCCAATCGAAAAAGAGCGCAACGAGGCTATACAAAAAGAGTTATTATCCAACAGAGATTATGTAGCGTTAAGGGGAAAGATAGATGCTGAGTTTAATAGTCAGCGAGTAGGTGTTGATGAGAAGTATGATTTTAAGGCTTTGATGGGTGAGGAGTTTAAGGTTGGCGAGAAGGAATTATTGGGCAAGTACGAATCTGCCACGCTTGCTTTACCTATGCAATTAGAAACCAAGGCGAGTGAGTTGAAGTTTGACTATCAGACCAAGGTGAATAATGGGCAGATGGGTGTTAACGAAGCCAATGAAGGCTTAAAGCGTGATTTAGATGCTTATGGTGCGGAGTTGCAGAAGCAGAGTGATGAGGCGTTGGGGGAGTATAATTCCGGCGTTAGCGCCTTGGCCGAAAGGGTACAAAAGGGTGTTAAGGATAAGCCAGAGTTCAAGGCTTACATGGACGAGTTGAACGACTTGCGTAATGGGGTTGTTGAGAGTTTTTCTGGCGATTACCAAAAGATTCAGCAGGCGGTGTTCAACAATATTGCCCCTAAGTACAACTCTAAGATTGAGAGTGCTATAACGAATAGCATGAAGGGTGAAACTCCTTTGCTTAACAAGTCTGGGGTAAAGGGTGATATTGACAAGATTTTGGGAAATAGGGGTTGGGATTACTTACCTTTCGACCAGAAGAAGGCTGCGTTGGATACTATGTTTGGCACTGCCTTATCTAAGTTGAAGCGTAGCGGTGTTGAGATAAACGATGGTGTTGTTGCTGGGTTGCGTGCTGAGTTTGACGATGCGTTTATGGATAGGGCGTATTTTACCAAGAAGGGTACTCCTTCTTTGTTTATGGTAAAGACGCGTGCTATTGAGGAGGCTGAACGTCTTGACGAGATGCTTAAAGAGCGTGAGGCAAAGACTGGCACTAAGACGTACACTTCTGGGATATATGGTTCGGAGTTTGGCGTTGGCGGTATGGGTTATGATGATACTGACGTTCAGGAGTTGCGTTTGGCGAGGGAAAAGTTACAGGAGATAATTGAGATGCCTGAAACGATGTCGGATAATGAGTGGTCGAATTTTTGGAATGGATTAACTTCGGGGAAGGTTGTTGATTATTTACCATTTGTTTCTGGGTTAAAGAATTTGAGTGGCACGTTGGCGTTGTATCGTGCTGTGGGTAAGGACACTGAATCTGCCCGATATTTGAAGAACGCCGAAGCGTTAAATTCCACATACAAAAATATGTATGAGGTAAACAACATGGCTTCGGATTGGTATAGGGCTGGTAGGGGTACTGCCGAGAGTTTGCCTTTTATGATGGAGTTTGCTGCCACCGCAGGGATAGGTAGTGGCGTAAGGATAGCAACTGAAAAGGTTGCTGTAAAGTTGCTTGGCAAACAGGCAGAAACGATGGTTGGCAAGTCGTTTAAGGTTCTTGCTGGAACGCTTGTTAGTTCGTTAGCGCAAACCACGTTAAACCCTCAGCGTTATGTAGATGAAACGTTGAAGCGTATGACGCCCCAGATGACTATTGCGTTTTCTCCTGAGGGTGATGATTTGGTTGCCATGTTAGACAGCAGTGATGCTGAGGGTGGCTTTGAGGCTGCGTTAAAAGGTTTTGGTGTAACCGCTTCCGAGTATTTCTCTGAGGGGTTAGGTTTTGCGGGAGCGAGGGCAATGAAAGCGTTGGGGAGTAAGATGTTGCAGAACGAGTTTTTGAAGAAGGCGTATGTGGGTTGGTATATGAGCAAGTTCAATTTAGATACACCTACTGCGTTTAAGAAGATTGCGGAGATGGGTGGTTGGAATGGATTTTTGATGGAGTTTGGCGAAGAGCTTGTAAACATACCGTTGACCAATTTGATTACTGGTGATGCGAAGGTAATGGAGGGCATCATTAAGGACGGGGAGTTTGATACTGAGAACTTGGCCGATATTGCTCGCACCTTATTACCTATTAGCCTTGCTGGTGGTTCAGTTAGTTTGGGTGGTTTAGCTATCAACAAAATAGCCCCTGAGGGTGTTACGGTAACGTATAGGGACATTAACAACCTGCCTACTACCGAAACCATTAACAAGGGTGTTTGGGATGCTGTAACTGAGGTTATGAAGTCTCCTTCCAAGGTGCGTGATTTTATTGCGAATGAGTTACCTAAGTTAAAGGTAGATGGTAAGGGTAGGGAGTTAGTAACTTCTATGTTAGAGCGTTCTGCTATTGAGTTTGATAGGGGTGTTGTTGGTGCTGGTACACGTCAGGTTGCTGAGGCTACTTCTCCTTTGGAGGTAACTTTCGAGCCTATTCCCGAAACGGGGGGAGCGCCGAAGGTTGAAATCGTTGCCAAGCGTAGGCAGAAGTTAAATAGTGACAGGACTAAGTTAGTACCTACTGGTGGTTTTGATTATTTCGCAAAGGTAGGGGATAGGGAGGTTAAGTTAAGTGATGCTGAGTATAAGGCATATAAGGAAAGCGGTGTGTTGCCTGAGAGTGTTTCGGCGGTTGAGGCTACTCCGAAAGTTGAGGGGGAAGTTGTGCCTGCGGCTACCGAAGAGGTGGTTGCGGAGGCGGTAACCCCTGAGGTTACCCAAGCGCCCGAAGTCGCCGAAGGGCAACCTGCCGAGGTTATTTCCCCAGAGGTAGCGGAAGTGTTATCAACCGAGGACACCACACGTATTGCGTTAGAATCGCTAGAGGTGTTACCTGAGGGCATAGAGAGTGCCGAGGAAGGTGCGCGTATCTACCACGAAGCGATAGGCAAGGAGGAGCGTACTGAGGCTGAGGACGCTGTTGTTATGGCGGTGGAGGATGCGGTTATTGGTGGTGCGGTTGTGCCTGAGGTGGAAACTCCCGAAGCGGTAGAAACCGCCGAAGCAGTTACCCCCGAAGAGGTATCTACCGAGGGTGTTACCCCAGAGGTTTCCGGGGTGGTGGAAGCCGCCGAAGGGCAAAGGCAGCCAAGTCGTGTAGCCACCTTTTTCTCTGGTGCAGGCACAATGGAAGCGTCTTTACCCAACGCCCAATCTGTTATGGCTGTTGAGTTCAACCCAGCGTACGTTGAAGCGTACAACAAAGCCTTTGGTGTTGAGTATGAAGCCAAAGATGTTAGGGATATTAACCCTGAGGAAGTGATAGCTTCTAAGCCGGACATATTCCATGCTTCTCCTGTTTGCAAGAACTTTTCGGCGGCCAAGAATAAACGAACAGTTTTGAAGTCAGATATGGAATCGGCTGATGCTGTTGCGAGGGTTATTCGTGAGGCACAACCACCGATTGTAACGATAGAAAATGTTCCTGACTACCAAGGCACTGTCCCATTTGAAACAATAGTAAAGGCCTTAGAAGATGCAGGCTACACCTTTGATGTTGGAGTTTACAACTCTGCGGATTTCGGTGGTGTTCAAAATAGGGAGCGTCTGTTAATTCGTGCTGTGAAGAGTGGCGAACTGCCACCTATCCAAGAGAAAACTGCTCCTGGGGATTGGTATTCTGCAATAGAGGATTTGATTGAAAGTGCCCCAGACTCAAAGTTTGAATCTAGGAGTGAGAGTGAGAATTGGGAGATGGCTAGGATTAAGGATATGGTGCGTAAGGGTAAGTTAGATGCAACCAAGCCAATCATTACTATGGGTGGTTCTGCTTCTAGCGGTGTGGCTGCTGCTGCCAATGCTGGCGGCCCTGCGCCTACGTTATTAAGCACTTCGCGTTCTGTTCCAAGGATTATTTTGCCTGATGGCACAGTTAAGAGGGTAACTCCTGAGATGATGCGTAGGCTTATGGGATTGCCTGAGAGTTATCCTATACCTTCCAACCCAAAGATTGCGAAGGAAGTTTTGGGGAATGGCGTTGATGGAGCGTTTACTAGGGCGTTGATTGACCCGTTGTTGAATCGCGCCGAAACGCAACCCAGCGCCGAAACGCAACCCAGCGCCGAAGGATTAACTTCTAAGGAGAAAGCAGAACAATACAAAAAGGAAGCCGAAGAGATAGCCAAGGAGATACGTAGAAAGCTAAAAATCAGGAGCGGAATTAAAGGCAATATAGGAATAAGTCCCTTCTCTCGCGCCAAGCGTTTGGCTGAGTTAGAAAAAGATATTCTTTATGATGTTAAGGACTACATTTACAAAAGGGTTGCTCAGGCAATTCAACTATCTAAGGTTTACACCTTCAAGGATTTCGTGGAGGATATGAAGGAGAATAGTAAGCGGCTTTTTGGGGTGCAGATTGAGGTTGCTGATTCTGATAAATCAATATTCCATTCAGCGCGGTCTCGTTTTGAGATAAACGATGCTTTTGCTCAGGAGATATTGGATTTGAAAGATGATTTTCTCTTTTCTATTGCCGCTATGTCTGGCCGAATGAATATGAATTTTCAGGAGTTTATATCTTCAAATAGTGCATTGGTTAACGGATTTGTGAATCGCGCCGAAAGCATTTACGGTTTAGACGATCAAGCTATGATGTTAGTGCAAGAGATGTACCAAGACGCGTTACGTGCTGCTGCCAACCGCGCCGAATCGTACACTACTCTAGAAGATGTAAAGAAGTTCCACGAAACCAAGGAAGAGTTGTTAGGCTTAGAGAGGGACATGGAAAGGGCGCGTATCAACGAAGAGATAAAGCGTAGGCGTAACTGGTTGAGCAGAAACTTTGACAAGTTCCAGCGTGCGTTTATTACTCCTGTGAAAAACTTTAATCGTGCGTTTGGGTATAGGGCTGGTAAGTTTTCCGATTACAGAACTTCGCAAGAGCGTGATGTATATTCTGCACGTAAGTATCGTATGGGTGCTTCCACCAAGGCAGGCAATTGGTACAATGCTATCCACAACAAGATTTATGGTGGGTTGTCTTGGTTTGAGAAGGTAGAGTTAGACAAGTATTTGATTTATCGTAGGATTGTAGAGGTTTCTGAGGTACGCAATCAAAGGGCGGCGGAACATAAGAAGCTCGAAAATGAGTTGGCGGCTGGCGTTACTCCGGTAAGAAAGCAAGAGATTAAGGAGGCTATGGCGGAGCTTGAAAAGGCGGGCATGGGTGAGGTTAAGAGTGGTTCGATTATGGTTGATGGTAAGAAGGAGAAATACACTGTTGCGCTTGCTGAGGCGTTTGTGAATGACATAAACGCTCGTAATGATGCTTTGGCAATCAAAATTAGGAATCGCGCCGAAATGTACACTGAGGCTAACAATGAGTTGTTAAAAATGCGTTTAGATTCAGGCGAAATATCTCAGGAGGCTTACGATTCAATGCAGAAGCGTGATTATGTTCGTAGGTTGTTTGTTGACCTTTCAAACACAACCTTAGATGAAGCAAATTATTCCCCTGTATCTAAAGAAATAAAAGCTATCAAGGAAGGTAGTGAGGACGCAATATTGGAAATGGATACTCAGGCTTTGTTGCAGATTAACGCTCAAATAACTTTCGATAGTGTTGCTAAAAACAACTTCATTAAAAAGGTTGTTGGTTGGTCGGAAGCTAAGCAGCAGGATTATTTAGACAAGGCGCTTGAAAAGTTCAAGGACGCTCGTGCTAGAACGGAGAGGTATCTTCGTTCTAGTCCTAGGCCATTAACCCAAGACGAGATAGACAGATTCATAAAGGAGCAGACGTTATTTATTCCTTTGAGTAATGATGCGAAGGTTCCTAGTGGGTTTACTGCGCAGAAGTATTTTGTAGATGGTGTTGAGAAGAGGGTTGCTGTTCGTAATGATATTGCAAACATATTTCAAACGCCAAGCGGAAGGGGTATTAACGAGAACAGTTTTGCTATTAAGGCTATATCTGCGCTTCTTTTAACTCCGGTTATTAAGGCTTCGGCGGTATTTGTAAACCCAGCGTTTGCGATAGGTAACTTTGCCCTTGACGTAATTCATGCGTCAATGGTTACTAGGGATTTGTATAAGTCGTTTACTTTTAACCTTGGTACTATTTTGGCAAAGGCTACGGGATATACTGCGGAGAACATATATCGCAAGGCGGTGAAGTATGGTGCTTCCCTTTTTGGTAGAACTGCCAGGGATTCAAAGTTCGAGCGTCTTGTAAAGGATTACTTTGAGCATGGTGGAGGTATGTCTGGCCTTTCCAATCCTTCGTCAAGAATGTATAGTGATAAGCTGTCTAGTAGTGCTTTGCGTAGGAGTTTTGGTGATGCTATGGATGGTATTATTGCTGTGTTGGACGTAATAAATTCTTTGCAATCGGGTTCGGAGCTTATTACTAGGGTTATTGTTTATGAGGCTGCATTGGATAAAAACATAGCGGCGTATAGGGAGAAGAATGGTGTTGACCCAGTTGGGGAGGATTTAGCGTTAATGAAGATGTCTGCGGCGGCGAGTTCTGCTGATTTGATTGATTTCAGGGAAGGCGCCGAAGCAACAAAAGCGCTCGACCAAACCCTTCTGCCTTTCTTAAACGCTATGATTCAAGGTGCTAAGGCAGAGATTGATTTTGCATCCAAGAATCCTTTACTTGCTGCTGCAAGATTGGCAGAGTTTGGAGGTATGGCACTTGGGGCTGCTCTGTACAATGCTAATTCCGGAGATGAAGATGAAAAAGAGGGTATCGTTGGCTACAATGGTATTACCGATTACATAAAGTCGAACTACTTTGTAATGATGATGCCTTGGACTAAGAAGAATGAGCGTGGGGAGATTGTCCGTCCGTTCATATCAATTAAGTTGCCTGCTGCGTTAAAGGCTACGAACATTTTGGTTAGCGGTATGGTTGCCGACCAAGGGGCGGAGAATACTATTGGCCAAATGGCAAGTGCGTTAGAAGGTGGTTATGTTCCTGAGATTGGTTCTGTATCTCCTACCGCCCAGATTTTTATGGCTTTGAATGACAATAGGGATGCGTTTAGGAAGGGCGCTCCGGTGTATCGTGGTAGGGCAGACGTGTTATTAACTGAGCGTTTCAACGCAGGGGAAACGAAGGCTATTTATCGTGATTTGTTTGGTGCTATGTATGATTTAATCAATGAGGATGGCGAGAATGAGGGTGTTTTAGGTTTTGATGAGGCGGGGCCGGCGCAATGGCAAGCGGCTTTCGAGAAGGCAATATCTTCAAACAATCCATACTACCTTGGCATTACGTCCACCTACGCGACCATATCTTCGCTATACGGCAAGGATAATAAGAAAGAGGTAGATGCGCTTATGGACGAGAAGTTTGCTGCCTTAAATGCGTTTGGGAGCAGAGTATATCGCGAGCCGAATAGTAATGTTCAGCAGAAGAATATGAAGGATAGGAAACAGGTTGATTTCCTTCGCGACCAGATAGGTTCTTGGCAAAAAAAGAACGATGATGCTATTGAGTTTGCTGCCAAGACGATACGGGATATTAACAAGTTAGAGGGTAACTCGAAGAATGTTAAAATAGATTTATTCTTTGACAGGGAGGTGTTTAATTATATTTCTGATGCTCAAATGATTAAGGGGATAAAGGATCAAGGCATAAAAGATATTCCTGAGAACTTAGATGACCTTAATAAAGTTATCAATAAAGAGCAAACTCGTTTGTCGTTGAGACTTTTAGAAGAGTTTAAACCAAACTTTGTTTTCAAGCATCCGGCGTTAAAGAGTTATGCGCAGAGTGAGGATTCTTATGTTGGTTTAAACGCCGAAATGATTAACAAAATTGCTAAAGAGTATGACAGTTCTAGGAATAGGAGGTCATATCTTATTGCGTTGAAGTTTGTTGCTGGTGATGATTTTAAGAATATCGTTCAACAAATTGGGGCGCACGAAAGGGACTTGTCTGTTGTAGAAGGTATTACAGAAACTACGAGTGCAACTAAGTACAAGCGACTTTATCTTCGTCCTGATAATAGAAGCTCAAAGCCAATATCCTCCGAGTCTGCAATAAACAATTTGATACTGCTAAAATATTTATTGACAAATGAGTAACTACACCAAACCGAAATTAAGGGAAAGCATTAAGGATAGGGTAATGGCTTCTAGCAAGGGTGGCAAGCCTGGCCAGTGGTCAGCGCGGAAGGCACAGCTTTTATCTCAGGAGTATGAGAAGAAGGGTGGGGGGTATAGTGGCGGCAAGAGTGGTGCCCAGAAGAGTTTAAGTAAGTGGACGAAGGAGGAGTGGGGTACTAAGAGTGGCAAGCCTTCTACGCAGGGGCCGAAGGCTACTGGTGAGCGGTATTTACCAAAGGCAGCGCGTGAGGCGTTATCGCCGAAGGAGTATGCTGCCACTTCTGCCAAGAAGCGTAGTGATACTGCCAAGGGCAAGCAGTTTAGCAGTCAGCCCAAGAAAATAGCAACCAAAACAAGTAAATATCGTGGAAAGTAAGTTCAAGAAATTGCAAAAGAGTGTAGCCAAGGGCTACGCCGAAAAGGGTAGTAAGAAAGCTATGGAGATTGGCGCTGCCGTTGCGTACAAGCAGGGTGTCAAGAAATATGGCAAGGAGGTTATGGCTAAGAAAGCCATTGCCGGAAAGAAGAAAAAAAAGTAGTATCTTTGAAACAAAAATTGTTATGAAAGCAACTACCAAGGGTGGTTCAACCACCAAAACAAAAGTTACCACTAGTGGTGGCTCTGGAAAGAAAGTAAAAGTAAACACTAAATCCTGTTAATTATGTACGGAATGAAGAAAGCTGGCGGTAGCAAAACCGCTAAAATGGGCAAAATGGCTGGCAAAATGGCTGGCATGGTTGCTGGAGCTAAAGCTGGTGCTAAGGCTGGCAAGGCTATGGGCAAAATGGCTGCTGCCAAGGTGTCTAAGAAAAAATGAAGAAAGACTCTCGAATAGAGCGTGCAGGTGTGGCTGGGTTTAATAAACCTAAGGCCACACCTTCTCACCCTACTAAGAGCCATATTGTAGTGGCTAAGGAGGGTGAGAAGGTAAAGACTTTGCGTTTTGGGCAACAGAATGTCAAGACCAACCAGACTGTTGGGCAGAGGGAGGCTTTCAAGTCTCGCCATGCCAAGAACATTGCGAAGGGCAAAATGAGTCCTGCGTATTGGTCGGATAAGGTAAAGTGGTCTTCTTCAAAGACAAAATCTCCATCTAAGAAATGGGTTAAGGGAAGCTAATGGCACTACAAGTAAAAATAAAATTAGATGGTTGGAGTGTTTGCTTTACGGCAAGCAACTCTACTGTTTACAACTTCAATGTATCTGGTTTAAACACCATAACGGGTTTGACTCAGGAGATAGAGGTTTATTATGAAAGTCCAGCATCAAATACAACCGAAGCTACGATAGCGAGTGAATTAGTAACTCTGCTAAATGCTTTGCCTTTTAACATTAGTTCTACTGGCTCTTCATCTCCAGTTTTTGTTTATGGTGATAACACTATTTCTATAACTGCGTTGAACAATGTAACTGTTGCACCTCCCGGCGGGAATAGTGATGTTATGACAATAACAGAAACCACTTCGGCATACAATCCTGTTTCAAATGTAACTGGTTGGGGTACAAGTGGATTAGACCCAAACCCTCAAACTTCTGACGCTAGTCAAGCTACGTTTTACATTGTAACGCCTACGGGTACAAGCCATACCATTTCTGTTTATCCAACGCTTCCTTCGGATTCTTTTGGAGGTTATTCTGTTTCTCCTTCTGCTTTAGGATATACTAGTAAGTTGCCTGATGGGTACTATCAAGTTCAATATGAAGTTCAAGGTACTTTTGGTGGGAATAGTGGTGTGTTGAGTAGTGAGAAGAAGCAGATTCTTTTGTATGGAAGTGTTTATTGTTGCATACAGAAAATGAGCATACAGGATGATTGCGAATGTGATGATTCTGACTTGTCTGAAATGCTTTTATTGTTTGAGGCTATGAAGGCCGCCGATGAGTGTTGCGATATTGTTTGTGCCAAAAAGATACTTAATGAATTAACCAGGCGTTGTGCCAAAAAATGTAATTGCTGATGAGCTGTAATTGTCAAGATACTCCTTGTTCGTGTGTAGATGGGTTGAACTCGTTTACCACTTTAGCGGCTAGTTTCACTCAGCCAGGTGTTGGGTTAAATGTTACCGTTTCCACCACTAACCTCGGCCAGTTGAATAACCGGTGGGTGGGTGTTAATCAGATTTTATATGTTGTGGGTGGTGGTTACTACCAAGTGGTTAGTATCCCTAGCTTAGTATCTATCCAGCTTCAAAACTTGGGATATACTGGCAATGCTGCCCCTGCCGCTACGGTTGCTTCTGGGGGCAATGTGTCCCCAGGTGGGTTAGCTGGGGTTACCGGCCCTTCTGGGGCCAGTGGCACTGCGTTATTGTTTAATGACCACACTCAGCAAACTGCGACTTCTAGTGCTACGTTGTACACTTATTCAATGCCCCAAGGCACATTGACGCCGAATGGATCACAGCTAGAGTTAGAGTATTGGACGGCAACCGCTCCGAGTGTTGCAAATAGGAACTTGCGTATTGGCATTGGCGGCACTACGTTTAACTTCCAGAATTTAGGTATTTCTTCTTCTGTTGTTTTGCAGAGGGGGAGTGCTATTGTTACGAGGTTATCTGCCACTACTGTTGCGATTGCGGTAAAGTCGGAGAGTTATAGCGTTTCCGGAAACATCATAAGCACTGAAAACTACTACACTACTTCTGCTGCTGTTACGAACTTAGATAGCGGTGGGGCGCTTGCGGTAACCTTGCAGAGTGTTATTCCTACTACTGGTAACATTGTTACTGAATACTTTACAATTAAAAGAAACTTGATATGATAGTCCAGTCCTATAAAACGATTGCAATAGGTGTAGCCAATTTAACGCTAGAGGGTGGTTCTCCTGCTTCTACGTTGAACTTAGACGAAACCGATTTGTTGCAATACTATGTAATGACTACTGCGGGGGTGAGTTTATCTTCTCCGCTAACGATTGCGTATGGTGGGGCAGGTACTCCTCCAACGGGAATGGTTGGAATGTTTTTCTTCCCTGGGGGTGTTACCTTGGGGGCAAATACTTTCACGGTATTTGGGTATGCGTTGAGTGCTACTGAGGCGTTGAAGGGCGCTGTGATTGCGGTGGTGTATAATGGTTCTGCTTTTAGTGTTTCTGTGTTACCGGCGGCGAATGCTACTGAGTGGATAGAAACTGGAGATATTGCTGCCTTGGCGGTTACTAATGCCAAGATAGCGACTGGTATTGATGGAAGCAAGGTTTCGGTTGGTAGTATGCCTGCTGACAGGTTAGCTGCTGCGAGCATTACAAATGCTCAGTTGGCCACCATGCCGACCTTGACTATTAAGGGCAACAATACGGGGGGCGCTTCCACTCCCATTGACCTTACGGCAGCTCAGGTGTGGACGATATTGGGTGGGCAAATCTTTACTGCTGCTGCCGGCACGAGTAGTTTTGTGCAAAATGGTAGTGGTTCTACGGCTGCTGGCAATTATGCTGGGGCTGTTGGGCAGAGTAATGTTGCCAGTGGTCTTAATTCCTTTGCTCAGGGCAACGGAAACACTACGAGTGGGGCTAGGGCTTCGGCTAGTGGCAATGCCAACACAGCGAGTGGTTCTAACTCAAAGGCTGTGGGGGATAGCAACGTTGCTTCTGGGGTTAATTCTTTCGCTGGGGGTATAAGCTCTACGGCGAGTGGCACTCAGTCATTTGCGTATGGGGAGGGTGTTACTGCTAGTGGCAATAATTCTATTGCTTTAGGGGAAGATGTAACGGCTAGCCGGGAGGGTGAATTTGCCCGAAACAATGTAAACACATCGGCGCTCCGCAAGAATGCTATTAACTTATTGCAATCTGCCACTACGAATGCTACTCCAGCAATAATGTTTTTGGGGGATAGTGGTTTATCGTTTAACGTGCCCACTAATTCTTCTGTTGCGTTTAGCGCTTTAGTAAACGCCGTTCAGGATAATACTGGTGGCGGTGGCGCCCCTGGAGATAGTGCAAGTTGGCATTTGACTGGCTTGGTTAAGAATGTGGGGGGTACTACTTCCCTTGTGAATGGTGTTAACTTCGACACTACTTTGTCGCGTACTATTCGCGAAGCGGGAACGGCTCAGGCTGGTGCTGCTGGCACTATTACCTTGCAGGCTAGTGCTACTTCCATTACCAATGCGTTTGAGCGTTCTTACATATACATCATTAGCGGTACCGGTTCTGGGCAGAATAGGGAGATTACTGCGTACAATGGCACTACGAAGGTGGCTACGGTATCTCCCAACTGGGGGGTGAATCCAGATGCTACTTCGGTGTATCGGATTGTTACCCAAGAGCATTATCAGTCCACCACTATTGGTTGGGACGTGAATGCTGTGGCGAACAATTCTACTGACACGTTGGATATAACGGTTACTGGTGAGGGGAGCAAGAACATTGTTTGGTATTGCCGGTTAGAAACCATTGAATTAGGGTTCTAATGGAGCCATACAAGTATGTGTGTAAATACTTAGATGCTTTGCACTCAGGGAACTGGGAGAAGGCTGAGGAGTATTTATCGTGTGCTAAGAAGCTCATATCGATTACTATTCCAACTTTAGATACTATTGCTCCAAATGTACGTTTATACACGAATGTATGTAGTTATTTGGATGCTTTGCATTCTGGAAAATTAGAACTCGCCGAAAAGCATCTAGCTTGCGCTCAAAACGCTTATGATATTTTGTTTGGAATAATTGTAATTCCAGAAGTAGTTCCTATTCCGATACTACCACCAAGCATTGAGCCGGTATGCGAAATACCTCTAAGAAGGTTGTCTGATTTCGTTGCACCTTATTCGTACTGCGGCACGGCCTACCTTGGGACGCCTACAAGCACGCCTACTTGGACAATTTACAGAATACAGGTTGCCAATAATGGCAGCATAACAATTCAATCGGCAGTTAATGTCGCTTGGGATAACCGATTAACAGCAATTTATACTTAAAGTTATGAACACAAACAAACCAATCACCGTTGATGGCGTTACCTACAACAAGGTTGCCGCATCACTATCTTCAATGCCATTGTTTAACGCTACTGAGGTAGGCCAAACTGTTGCAATGCGTTTGCAGTATTTCGCTACCGATGAGGCTGGTGATGTGCTTCGGCCTGAAAACCCAAGCCAATACGATGTGCCTATTGTGTTTGGGGACGTTTTAACTTCGCAAGATGCCGATGCGGTCAAGGCGTTTGCTAAGATTACCGAGGCGATTCAAGAGTACATTAACGCAAAAGGTCTTTAAGTTATGGCTAATTACAAAGCGGTAGCCAACGGCAACTGGTCGGCATTGGCTACGTGGCAAGATGATGCAGGCGGCAGTTATATAGCATCTACGGTGTTGCCCGGGGCAAGTGATGTTGTTTATTTCAACAACTTCACCGTGCAAATGGATATTGATGCTACGGTTTTACAGATTAGAAACAATAGTGCAACAGGCGTAACGGCTGGCGGTAGCGGTGTTATTTCTGCATCAAGAACCGTAAATGCGGATTTGTTTCATGGAACTGGAACATTAATAACCATTTCGGCATCATCGCCAAGCGTTGTAAACATTACAGGCAATATGCCGGGGACATCTGCAATAGCCAATAGCAGAGGATTAAATATTACAAGTAATTGCACTGTAAATTATGTGGGGGATATTGTTTCTGCGGTTATACTTAATACTGGTGGCACAACTGGAATCCAAGCATCAAGTGGTATTTTAAATATCACAGGAAATGTAACGGGAGGGACTTTGAGTTCCTTTACTACTCCTACAGCAGGCATAAGAGCGTCAAGTGGGACAATAAACATTGTTGGGAATGTTTATGCAACAATATTAGGAACAAGGGATAATTATGGTATATTAGGTGCTACTAATGGCACAATTAATATCACAGGACAAGTTTATGGGTCAACCTCGGCAATTAGCACATTAAATATGGGGATAAACGTAGGGGCTTTACTTATACTTACAATAGTAGGAAATATAAATGCCGCTAATGGCAGTCCAGCAATTCACGGACCAACAAGCTCGACAACGATTCTATTATATGGGAATGCGATTAATTCACCAAACGGAACAATGGCTGCAATATGCCCGTTCCTTTTTCTTGAAAATATAAATTTTTGGGAGTTTAGAAAATCAAACCTAACTACCAACACCCTATACACCCCCGGTGTTGCAACTGGCCACCCAGCCACCAACAATGTAAGAACAGGTATTGTTTACGGCCCTACAAATAACCTAACAGGTACTTGTGCTGTGCCTCCTGCTGCTGCTGTTAGCCTTGGTGTTCCTGTTGACAATACGGTGGGCACTGCAAGCCTTGATGCTAATGCCTTGGCTATTGCGTTAAACGCTTCGCTATTAGCAAGCCTACCGCCAGCAATCGCACCGCTGTTGTGGGACGAAGCGGTTACCAACATAACCACGCCAAACAGCATTGGCGAGCGGTTAAAGAACTGTTCTACCGTTGCAACCACAGGGGCACAAATTGCATCATTTAACCCGTAAACCATGCGACCAATTAACCACATCGTTTTGCACACCACGGCCAGCAACATAACGGCCACGGCTGACAGCATTAACCGCTATCATAAAAAGGTACTGAACTGGCGTTCGCCCGGTTACCATTTCATCATTGAACGGGACGGCAAGGTAGTTGACAACTGGCCAATCACCAAACCCACCAACGGGGTAAAGGGCCACAACCACGACAGCATTCATATCAGCTACATTGGCGGCATTGATGAAAAAGGCAAGCCGAAGGACAACCGAACCAAAGAACAGAAGCAAGCAATGGCAGAACTGGTTACCAAGCTAACCGAAAAATTCCCAAACGCTAAGGTTTTAGGGCATCGGGACTTTCCTAATGTGAACAAAGCCTGCCCATGTTTTGATGCTGGGGCTTGGTGGGCAGAAGTAAAAAAAGAGTTATGATTCGTATTGCCATTCTTATCTTTTTACTATCATCGTGCATTACTGAGAAGAAGTGTAATGAAAAGTTTCCTCCAAGGGAAAGTGTTGAGGTTCGTGATTCTATTGTGTATCGCGATACGACTATAATCATTCCTCCGGACACTATATCCTTTACGTTTATAGATACGTGTCAGAATATGGATACTGTGTTTATTACCAAGAAGGGAAAGGTTCGGGTGATACGTGAGAAGGGTAGAATGTGGGTGGATTGTGTTACGGCGCCGAAGGATTTTATAGCCACCTTACAAGACCTCCACCGCCACACGATACGCACCATAGTAAAGGGATTGACATGGTGGGAGAAAGCCTTTATTTTGATTGGTAAATTCTTTTTATTTTTGTTGTTAGCAAGTATGCTATATGTAATTGGGAAACGATGGATAAGATAACTTTTAAGGCAACGCTGTTGTCATACATTTCGGTAGTGATTTCATTCTTTATTCCATTAGCCCCTTTATTAGTGCTAGTGTTTTTCGCTGTGGTTGCTGACACTTTTGTTGGCCGGTGGTATGCTAAGAGGACAGGGGAAGTGATAACAAGCAAGAAAACTAGGGAGGGTTTTACGGCCAAGATGGTAAGCTATTGTGCTGGCCTTACCTTTGTTTATTTGCTTGATTCTTGGGTGTTGAATGAGCTTGTGATGATGTACTTCCCGAAAGACCACTTTTCAACGCTTCTAACGGCCTTATTTTTGATTTGGATAGAATATACCTCGGTAGATGAGAAAGTCAAATGGGCAACAGGAAATGGCATTACAGACAGGGTATTTGACTTTATCAAGAAGGCAAAGAAAGGATTAGGTATTATCCGGAGTGTCAAGCCTGATTAAATGTGCTGTTCTTTGTGCCGACCCAAATATGGCGAAGCACTATGAAGATGTTTTAACAGACAAGGGGATATATTGCGTTAGGAAGAGGGGTTTTGAGATGATTGTTTCCTTTGACAACAAGTTTTCCCCAGATTTATACTTTGTAGATTTCTCTTGTATTTCCTTTAAGGGGATAGAGGTTATGTATATGATAAAAAAGATTAGGGCCATAACCATGTCTCGGAAGGTTTTTATCCGCCGAAAGGTTCACATCATAGGCTATGGCGCCAATCGTCATTTGTTTAAAATAGTAGATAGGTGGGTGGATTCAGTCCACGATATTTGATTGTCGAACCACACAATCATTCCCTTTTCATCTTTCTTTACATTAACCAAATCTTCCTTATTGACTATTAGCATAGGGGATATGGAGTGGGTAATGCTAAAGAGTTGGTGGGGAGTCTTCACTCTTTTTTTTAGTGGTTCTACGCCGTTTATTAGGATTGTCAGCAGATCGTAATCCTCCATCGGGAGCATGTGCTTCATCAGGAATTTGAGTGTCTTGAGTTGTATCTTCTTCATAAAGTCCAAATAGTTGTAGTAGTTGTAATGGGAAATCATCTCTTAGTGCATTGGCACGTTTCCCTTCGGCGTGGCGTTTATTCCAGAGGGCTTTAAACTCCATGCCTTTTTTAAGCATGGCCTTCTGTGCGGCTTGCATATCGGTTTCCCCTTCGGCCACTTGGAAGGTGATGTTTTTGGCAGACTCAATAAATTTGCCAAGTATCTGCTGGTCGTTTTCTACGGCCTTAGCGTTTATTTTTCTTTGTCTTCGGTTCATGATAAAAGTTAAAAAGCCCCAGCTGTTACACTGGGGCTGTGGTTAATTTAGAATGGGAAGTCCTCATCATCGCTCTCGGCCAAGAGTTCCTCTTCCCCTTGGGTTAGAGGCTTATCTGTTACCGGGGTGGTGGGAGCTGTGCCAAAGTATGCCTCCAGGTAATCCTCTAGGAGTTGCCACACGCCCTTGCCAGACTCTTCCTCTTGCGGGGTTGTTTGCTCTAGGGTGAACTTGGGGAACTTGTAGGATACAGCGCCTTTCTTGCCGGAGCCAACCTCTGAGAATTTAACTGCTCCATCGTACATGCGGTTGTTCTTTTGGAAATCAACCCATGAGTTAAGGGCAGCGCCGGAGAGTTTGATGTTGCCAAGTTTAACCTCGCCATCGACTTCTATTGCGATGTAAATGGAGGAGGTAAACTTAATGCCTTTGGGCAGGCTTTCTTTCATTTGGCTATACAGCCCTTTTTTAATTACCCCAGACTTAGTTCTGACGGTTATCTCTTGCTTTGTGGTGTCCCTCACCTCATTGGCATACACGCCTTGGTTTGAACTTTCGTCAAAACCGGTGATGGTGCTAAGGACATCTAGCACAATAAACCGCCCCAGTTCAAATGGGACTCTGGTACCTGCTGCTTTATCATAGTAGCGAAAGTTACCATCAGCACCACCCCACTCTAACCAAAGAGTGCAAGGGTGCTGGTTTGTGTTACGAGGCTTAAATCTGCTCATAGTTTAACGGATTAGTGGTTAAAATTTTTTGCCGTAGGGCTTTAGTTCTTTGATAATGTTTTTGATTGCTGTGGCGTTTCTAACTAGCCGGAAGGAAGCTTTGCTCATAGTTTTCTGGGCAGTTTTGCATCCATTTTCGGCTTCTTCAATGTGGAGTTTTAACTCTACGGACAAGTCCTCAATGTTAGCTAGTAGGTGTAGTGCTGCTTGTTTCATCTTTTACGAATATGCCACCTTGTGTCTTGCCAGTACGGTTTTTGATTTGTTCCCATGCTAGGGAAAGACATTCGGCGAGGTTAATGTTTCGGAGTTTACAATAGATTATGAGTGTTACAAGCACGTCTCCCACAGCGTCTTTTTCCTCTTCTTCTTTGTTTTTAAGCAGTGCGCTTGCAAGCTCACCACCTTCCTCAAAGAACTTTAGGAGTTGGGATTGGGGGGAGGTTATGCCTCTGGCCTTTGCCCAGGCTTCAATGCTTGGGATAAGGGTTTCGATTGGTGTGGGGAGGGGTGCGCCTGATTGAAAAGGAGCGTCTGGGGAGGGGGCAATACCCTGCACCACTTCGTCGTGAACATTATACCAAAAGGCGCCTCCTTCTGGGGAGTTACCCCAATCAAAGCTACCCAAAAGGGCATCGGCCAAATTGTCGTATTTAAACAACAATGGTATTTTACCGGTATTAGCCAAAGCCAGTTTTCTGGCGTGTTGTGGTAATTCTGCGAACCACTCGCGTGCTGTTTTTTTCATAGGTTTGATTTTACTTTTTCCCAGTAGTTAAGGGTTGATTCTTTAAGGTGTCCTTTCGGCCCGCCATTCCATTTCCGGGCAATAACCTCAGCGCTTTTATATCCGCTAACTTTTACCCACTTAGCAAAGGCTTCCTTCGACTTATCGCAATCGAGCCTATCCTCTAAGGTAAACTGTATGCCAATACTATTGAAGTGTTGCACCATTGTAGGGCGGATTTGCAAGCACCCTTCCGCATCGCCATTCCGCGCCGAAGGGTTACCCCCACTTTCTACCATAACGATAGCAGCAATTAAAACTAAAATATTCATCTTTTGTCGTATTTAATGTAAAGGAAAGGACAATTTATGTAATATCCAAAAGATATTTACCTTTTAACGTTTCTTCACATTTAAGCTCCATATACCTATCTGCAATTTCCATAGCATTATCCAAAGAAGAAGAAAAGAAAGCGCAATATCCCTTAGAGCGTAAAAGCTCAATAGTCTTGAACTGCTCCTCCAAGTGATTTACCTTAATGATTAACGGCCCTCTACGCTTAACCTCAGTTTGCATTTTAAGAGTACCATCTTTCTTTAAGGGGGAATCCTTCTTTAACTCTATGTATAGGCCATGATAACTACCTTTAGGCTCAGAGATAAACACGTCGGGGTGGGTATGCGCTGAACGTACTTCCTTTAACGCTATTGCCTGGCCCATAGTTACCCTCACGCCACTACTCTCGGAGGTGAATACTACGTTGGGGTATTTCTCTTTTAGGTAGTGGGCGAAGGCTTTATGGATATTTTTCTCGGTACTCACTTCTTAACTACTAGTATAAAGATTTGTGTTTTACATTCTTTGCATTTATACACCTTCTCAGGTGTTCTTTCGGGCTTTATTAACGCCCCAGAGCATATTGGGCAGTGTTTCATAATTTAGAAAGCCATTGGTTGTAAACTTGCTCTGCGATTTTTGCGGTCATTAAAGGCGGTACGCTCATACCGATTAGGTATTGAGGTTTATTATCACAAAAGTCATAATCTTTCGGATAAGAACCACACTCACAAAGCTCATCGAAATTTCTATATCTTGGTTCATCAAATAAAACACATTGGTCATTACCAAGTATTGTGTTTATTGTTCCTGTTTGATATATGAACTTTGATCCAAAATGTAAAAACTTTTTACCAAACTCCCTTTCGTTTATTATTTCAAAACTTAAATCTCCAACCTTTCTTAAGTCCCATATTTTTTTCATATTATCGGATAAAGGTCTGTCAGTATAGTTATGATAAATATCTTTGAAAGGTATCTCATGTTCATTAAACTCAAGTGTAAGTTTAGGGACTCTAGTGTACAAATCGGCGTTCTCTAAAAACTGCCCAGCTAAATCTTTACGCAAAGCAACAAAGAAAACCCTTTCTCTACGCTGTGGCACACCCATTTTGCTTGCATCTAAAAGCCAATGTTGAACGATATACCCAGCCTTATCAAACGCTTCATAAATCTTCCTAACATATTCAATAGCACCTCCAAGCAACAAACCTTTTACGTTTTCGGCAATGACTACTTTTGGTTGTAGCTTTTCGGCCAAATCAATAAAGTCAAAAAACAAGGTGTCAAGAACTTGTTCTGCTTGCCCTTCACGAAACACCTTTTCTTTACCCCAATCCTTTTCACGATTGCCGGCCATTGAAAAACTACTGCAAGGCGGTGACCCATCAAGAATATCCAACTCGTACAATTCTTGTGGCAAGTCCTCACGTAACTTGAATGCTTGTATTGGTTCTAAATAAGCATACTTTGGGTTATGGTTTGTCTTGTATGCACCCATCATCTTTGGGTCAATTTCGTTACAACCAAGAACATCAAACCCGGCCAATTTATATCCCATTGTTGAACCTCCTCCACAAGCAAAGCAACTAAACACCTTTCCTTTATCTTTGGTAAATACTGCGTCTTTAAGCGTCCACTTGTAGTTCATAACAATCCGTTATTCTTAGATTTAATTGGTCGAGAGCCAAACTCATTACGATACCTTTCATAAACGCCTCGCAAGGTAATGTTTATTTCCTTTCCGTCAAACTTTCTACCTTCAAACCTTCCAGCAAGTAATCTATCTGCGATATTCTGCTCCACGCCCATTCTATTCAAGATACAGCATATCTTAAAAACGTATAGGTTTCGCTGCCCAGGCCGAAAGGTTATGCCCGTATTCTGCACTCCCTTTTCCGCTATCCTTAACGCATCATCTATACCCCTTACCTCCATAGGGTTGAAGTAGATAGGCTTCTCCTCAGGCATGATGGGTGGCGTGTAGGTAGGTGCTTCTAGGTTTAGGTATGCTTCGGGGTCATAGGACAAGTTACACTGCTTGTTTACAGGCTTTCCGGCCTTGTCGGAAAGGCCGAAGGCAAACTCTCTATCAATACACTCCCATGCCCACTTGTGATGGTAGTTGTCCTTTGGGATAGCTGTTCTAAAGCCAACTTTAACTCCTCCCCTTGGGGAACGGAACAAAAATAAAACGTATGTTGTGTCAAGGTAGGATAGTACCCTTTCGGCGCGTTGTTTTCCATCAATGTCTAAGTGTATAATTCCAGAATGTTTAACTAAGTTCTCAGCCTTCTTTCCCCCAGAAAATACCCCAGAGGGGAAAAAGGCCGGAAGCATCATCTTCGCAGCATCAGCATCTTCCTTTTTCATCTTCCTAATTGCTCCAATCCTATCCCTCATGGCATCGCTTTTAATATGCCCTATGATAGTCTTGATATGCACAGGCTTACCCTCTAACTGGTAATTGTCTGGGAGAACGGTGCAAATCATAATAGCTTGGGTTGAATTTGAGATATACGCTTTTCGGCGACCTTAATGTATTCGGCAAACAATTCGCTGCCAATATAGTTTCGGTTTTCGCTTATTGCCGCGACTGCTGTTGTTCCGCTTCCCATATATGGGTCGTAAACCAAATCGCCTTTATCCGTTGCAGATAAAATGCAATTCAATGGAAATGAAATAGGGAAAGGTGCTGGGTGCCCATTTGAAGCATCGGGGCTAATATCCCAAACGCTTTTTTTATACAAAGCCATATCCCTATAAAACTTTGGCCTTGCAATCTTGTCTTTTTTAATCCAAAAAACATATTCAGTAATAGGGTAAAAGTAGCTTACATCAAGTTTTGGGGTGTTTTTTCTATTCCAAATAATCACTTGTTTAAGGGGAAAATCATATACATACTTTGGGTGTATTGTTGTATGCAAATGCAAAATATCAATGTGGTTGTAAAATATACTGCCAGTCGGCTTGAGTATTCTTATGCACTCGCTTAATACTTGCCTTTGTTGTTTTTCGTATTCTTCTGGGTGTAATTTATCATTAAAATCACCATACACTATTTTCCTTGACTTGGTTCTAAAGTCGCCGTTGTTTTGGTTTTGGTTCATACTCCAAAAGGACTTATTGTAAGGCGGCGAAGTAACTACCAAGTCCACGAAATTGTCAGGCATTCTTGCCATTGTGTCAAGGCAGTTCTCGTTGTGAATTTGATTTATCATATCATCACCGGCATGAAGTACAAGGCAACATCGCCCTTAATAATTCCTACCACTCGGTTATCTGCTTGGAAGCCAATGGTAGCCTCGCCAATCATTCCCACAGCTTGAAGCAACTGCTTGCCGTTTAACCCTACCTCATTCTCTTCAAGCAATCCCGGCATCTCTTCCTCATAGTTCTTGCCAAAGTCAATATCCTCAGAAGCTACCTTCCCCTTGCCAATTCTAATCAGGGAAGTAGCCTTCGGGCTAAAAGATATACACCTTTCCACAGCACCTAAAAACTCCGGCAGGGAAACCTCGCAAAGCACTGGGTACTCTTTAATAATCACACTTTCAATAACCTCTAATTTCATTGGGTTGTCGGCAGTACGCATGAACAAAGAGGTAATGCCATCGCTAAACTGATGCCACTTCTCAGATGCACCAACATGAACTATGCCTTGCATACTGGCAACCACCGGGATATACCTTGGGGTTATGCCCACAATCCTACCATCGTTTTCCTCTACCCTGTCTATGTACTTAACCTCTGAGAGATAAACACTATACGCATTGGTGGCGTAGCAATACACCTTATCCCTTCGTGTTTGTAGGTTTACTTGGCACATTTGTGGCCGCAGATCATCATTGCCAGCGAACCTGCCAGCCAAGGAAAGGTGTGAAACAAGGTCTTTAACCGGCTCGGAAAATAGCGCTGGGGCTAAGGTATAGTTAAAGGATAGTGCCGAAGAACTGTCTTGGAGTGGCACTTGGCCTTTACCCCTGCCGCTTTTGAAGTATAGCACATCGGAGGCGGTAAGCCCTATGTCTTCGGCGCTTCCCTTATTTGCGATTGTTTCAAGGTCATAGTATGAAACATAAAAGTCATTGGGAATAGTGTCGGGGAAAGCCTCAATGTTAATCAATATCGCGGCATCTAACCCAGCGCAAGATATTGTCCTGTCTGTTACCCTCAGCCAAGAAGTTGCTGGTGCGGTGCTTTTTGCTTTTGCTACTGGCGCTAAGGCTGCCAATGCGTTTTTTAGTTGTGTTCTAGTTACTACCATGTTTTTATGTAATTGTATATTTCTTCAAAGATATTTTCCTTTTTCATATTATATGGCTTACCATCAATAATTTTATCAATGTCCTCCATTTTGTTCCCCATTAAGTTCCAGATATGCTCGTCAATAGTATCTTTTACGAGTATGGTATAGATGTTCACTGGCTTGGTCTGGCCGGCACGATACACCCTACTCACTGCCTGGGCGAAGTCAGTAGGTACAAATGCCCAATTCAAGAAGAGTACATCGGAAGCGTTTTGAAGCTCAATAGAGGTCCCTGCGGCCCTCATATTGCCAATGAATACCTTGCACCTATTATCTCCAGTAAACCTTCTAATAATGTCTCCACGCTTCTCTGTGGCAACGCTCCCATCGATATAAGCCGCCGAAGGGTATAACTTATACACCTCTTGCAAGGGGGCGGTATAACTACCAAACACCACAGCCTTTTTCCCAGCCTCAATGATATTGTCAATAGTTTCCTTAATGATTGGCACTTTGGCTAAAGATATGATTCGATTTAGGGAATGGATATTGTTTTCAAGCTGCTGCCTGGTTCTAACCTCCTCCTCGCAGATTCTTTTAATTTCAGCCTCGTACTGTTCTAGCCACTGGCCATCGCCCTTCACATTGTAAAGCACATAGTTTTTCTTTGGCATATCCCAGCAATCTTCCAGCCGATACCTTACCATAAAGTTTGCCATTTCGCGTCTAAGCTGGGGGATATTCTTTGCCCCTTTCACTTTAAAGCCATCTTTCTCCAAGAAATTAAGGTCAAACTTCAACTTGTTGGAGCCTAAAGGGTGGCCGGCAAGTTTAAGGTAAGCAAAGAAATCATCTGCCCTATTGGTGTTGGGTGTGCCAGAGGCAAAGGTAATATGGGCATCAGAGCCTTTAAGGATAGCCTTCACAGCCTTAAACCTTTGGGTTTTGGTACTCTTGATCCGTTGGCACTCGTCTAGGATAATGTGCTTTATGCCCTTGCTTCTAAGGTAATCAACACTCCTATGCAATAGGTCATAGTTGATAATGATAAACTTTTCGTTTAGGGCTTGAATAAAGTGGCGGCGCTGGGAATACACTACGGTAAACTCAAAGGAGTTAAATCCCCACTGCTCACTCAGGGAGGTTACCCAGTTGTCTTTGGCACTGGCCTCACAAACTATTAAAGTTGGGTAGAGGTTTTTGTACTTAGACTTCATGATGGTGGTAATGGTTTTGCCGGTGCCTTGGTCTAGGGCTGCTAGGGTATGCTTGTTGGTGCAAGCAAACATTAGGGTGTCTATTTGGTGGTGGCGTAGCTTCCTGCCGTTGAGGGGGAATAGGGAGTGTACCTTGGTGTCAAACATTTTGTAGAGTTTGTTGTATGCTACCTTTAGCTTTTCGGCGATTATGATGCCTTGGGGAGACTTCCAATCTATGCCTCTATCATCAAGGAGATTCTTTACCGCCTCTTTGCGGAGCGCCGAAAGGTTACCCTTCCAATAGGCTTTCCCCCCCACCACAACCTTTGTCATACCATACAGCTCTGCATAATACTCTCCCTCCCTATACTCTAGATATAGGTTTCCATTCTCCTTTAAGTGCATCATAGATTCTCTTTCAGGAAGGCGTCAAAATGCGTGTAGGATTCAAAAACATTGGCGAGTTTCTTGCTAAGTTCTTTTGCAGTCCATTTCTTTTCCAGCATAGTATCAATAGCATCTTTGAATACAGCATACATAAGGTCGGAAGCCTCGGAAGAGCCATCTGCCAACCACCTGTCCCCTTCACGCACAAACACTAAGTCAATCCCTCTGCAATACACCTCAGCGAAGCTAGAATTGTCTGTATCTACAATCACATCGCCATACGTTTCAATCGTGCCATAGCCATCGAAATTAACATATCCGGCAGAGGTAACAATCAGGCAGTCTTTACTTCCCCTTACGAGGGTGTCAAAGTCGTGCTGGTTGTTGGGGGTGGCAGAGTAAGAAACCTTGCCCATTGCGGTGTAAACGTACTCATCATCTCGATAGTCGCTTAACTTGTTGATTACAATTTTTATCATGGCTTAAAGTATTTCCTCTGTGAATTTAATCTCTACACCTTCCTCTGCGTCCCAGCCAACCTTTTCAAAGATAAGCTGAATATCCTCTCCGGCCAAGTCAACAATCCGCTCAAAGGTATCTTTGTCCATTGAGTTCATGTCTAGCTTCATTACCCTAAAGTTTGAGCCTAAAGCGCGGAAGATATGGAAGCCTACCTCGTATATCTTGGCAGTGTTTATCTGCCCTTCCTCAAAGGGTAGGCCGTTTAGGTAAACACCATCATCATCAAACGATAAGCCTTCAACCGGCAAGGAACTGCTGGAGAGTATCTCTGCCTTTTCCCTGTCTATGTCAGCGAGTTTATTGGTTAAGGAAACACTTGCCTTTTTGTAGTATTGGAGTTCTTGGTGTTGGGCTATGAGTGCCTCTTGGATTTTTACTTTGGCGTTATGCTCTTCGGCGGCCTTTAGCTTTTCGGATATTTGTTCTCCCGAGGGCTTTTCCCTTTTCTTTAACCAAGCATCAGCCTTTTCAATCTCTGCCTTTAGGGTTTCGTTTTCAAGCTCTAATGCTTTAATCTTTTCCCGGTAGCCCTCAATCGCCGAAAGGTTATCATTGAGCTTATCAAGCCTCTCCGCCTTGCCACTTTCAGCCCTAACATAAAGCTCAACTTCTTTCCCTACATTCTGCATCTGGGAATAAATATCCGAGGTGTCAATAGCCTTTAGCATTTCCCCCAACTCTTGACCTTTGAGCTTACCTTCGTACTCAGAAACCTTTCGGTTAACATCTGTACGATCCTCATAGGCCTTTTTCCTTTCAATATCTAACAGGTCTAATTCTTTCTTCCTACCAGACAAAGTTTTAAGAAGCTCAATTTGCTCGTTTTTCTTGCGTCTAAGGAAGTTTTCCACTACGTCAAAGGAGATAGTGCCAAGCATCTGCCGAAAGGCCTTTATACCTAACTTCTGGCCTTGGGAGTTATGCACTGTGATATTCCCTTCGGTTTTACCGGTGTTGTTTGACCATACAGCCCTTACCTTGTAGGTATCTTGCTCATCTCCCACCTCCACAATTACCTCTGCCATAGTTTCCCCTTTACGGATTACCTCTGTGGGGTGGCCTTGGCCGGAAAGGGTGGAGAGGAAGGCTTGAATGGTTGATGTCTTACCGGCACCATTGGGCGCGGTAACAATGAACGACTTGCCATCTACGTTTATCTGGGCTTCGGATATGCCCTTGTAGTTCTTAATGTGTGCGCTTTGTAGCTTCATGGTTTTTATTGTTTAGGTTGTATGATTACTCCTTGTGGATATGATAATTCACTTTCATTCACTCCTATTGGCATATTACCCCAACTTTCTTCAACAGGTAGTATTGTTGCTGATGATAGGATTTCTTTTAATTCTTTGATTCTCCCTAAGTAGTAATCGTTGTTATCTGATGATGATTCCTTGCGTGTATTTTCAAGTTCAGCTATCTTAGCTTCAATCTCTTGTTTACCCTCTTGGGTTAAATAAATGCCTATCATGGTTTATTGGTTAAAGGTTTCGTTGTACTATCGTTCACCGCTGCTGCAATTGTTTGTAATATCCAAAATTCTCCGTGTTTAAAAGCCTCATTACTCTGCTCCTTCTCCATTTCTTTGGCTTGATAAAAATCAACTGCTGAAAGTTTACCATTTTCATTTAGTTGCACTTCCAACCATTCTACCGCTGTTTGTTGTTTGTTGTTGCTCATAAGTTATTTGTTATAGGTTTCGTTGTAGTATTTTTCAGCGTCTGCCATTGGGTCATCATCATTCCAACCGTTGTTTGAATAGGCGGATTATCTGCTCCTTCTCCAGTTCTTTAGCTTGTTCGCAAAAGTTAATAGCTTTGACTAATCCAATTCTATAATCCCCTGTACGATTTGTGCCAAGTTGATTGTGGGCAGATTTTCTTATTTCTTCTTTTAGCTGGCTAATTACCAATTCTAACGCTGTTTGCTGTGGCATATTACTTCTTTTTTTGTTGTTCAAACCATTCTTTTTTTGCTTTTGGGAATGAATAATTTTCTCCTCTATATAACCATCCATTATAAAATGCATTATGTAAATCTTCCTCACTATACATTCTTTCAGCTTGAAATTTAGCACCATTATTAAATATATTTCTTGGTTCTTCATTCAAATCAACTGCCTTCATTGGAAAATACATTAGCCTTATTGGATATAATCTTTCAGCAGCTTCTTCATGAGTTTCTTGTTTAGGTTCTAAAGCCCCCTTCAACCTCATATAGTTTTCAGCTCTTTGCTTAGCTTCTTCGGTAGGTTCTTCAAGAGTTTTTTGTAAAGGTTCACAATCACAAGTTATAGTATGACCACAATAACATTTAATTTGTTTAGGTTCTTCTTGTGGAAGAATGATTTTGTATCGCCAAGTTCCATCCGGAGAAACATTACCCATTTTAAACCCAAACATAGTACCATTTCCTTCCCATTCGTTTTCAACCTCAACCCTCTCACAACTTGGATTCTTAACAAACCATTCTAAGAACTCATTGTCAATAGGTTGTACCCCTTCTGCGATTAGGTCTGGGTTGTCGGTTAGAATGATTTTTTTACACCAATTACTATGATTTACATTCTTTTCATAGATTAAATCATCACACTTATCTAACTTACCATTTAGTGTATTTAAAAACCAATCTCCCTCTTTAATTCTCTCATCATTAGTGATGTAAAGGTATTGATGCAGAACATCAGCGCCTTCTTGCTCTTTTGTAATTAAATGTACGTTTGTCATGGTGTTTGTGTTTTAATTTGTTTACTTAAAGATTTAAGTTCGTTAATGAGTTGGCTTACCTCGCTTTTGGTTAGCGATGTTTTGTAATAATAGTCGCAGCATTCTCCAATAAACAATTCTCCGCTGGGACTAACTTCAAAAAAAACAATTCTTGCTTCCTCAAGTTTTTTGAGTATTGGCATGGTTTTGTGTATTAAAGGTTAGTAGGCTGCGACCAGTCAATGCGGTAGATTGCGTTCTTGTGTTCTACTACCTCGAAGCCGTTTATTTTTAGCCTTTGAATGTCTTCATTGGCAATCGGGCCTTTTACCCAGCAGTACATTTCGCCTTGCTTAGCCTTGTTAATGCAGGCGGCTTCGATTTCGGCCATTAAAATTCTTGGCTTGATGTTTGCCAAGTTGTGAAGGTGGTTTGCGTAAATCATGGTGTTTGTTGTTAATTGTTTATCTCGTTAAGTTCAATTTGCAAGCTGCTAATCATTGATGATACTCTGCCCTTGGCAAACTCAGCCTCAACAGGCATATAGCCGAGGGCAAGGCTTAACTGCTCAATGGCGAAGCGTAGCCTTTCGGCGTTTTCCCTCTCCCTGGCAACCTTAAACAACTCCTTACCACCGTACATATTTGGCAATAACATCTCTTCTAAGAAATCAACGCCACTCATTTCCAGTTCCTTACTTCATAATAAAAACTGAAACAAAGCCAGCTAACGCTAAACTCCAAGTGCAACAGCACATTCATTCTCCGAAAGTAATCTACCCTCACGCATGGCAAGAGGTAAAACGCATTTTTGTGAAAGTAGTAACTCATTGGTTTTCTAATTTATATTGTTTGCAAAAATCTTTAAACTCACAGTAATCGTTGCAGCGCTTGTTCTCGCCCTCAATCTTTTTTACTATCACGCCCTCTGGGTGCTTATGCTCATTCTCCAACACCCACTGCAAAGCATCGTTCTCGCGGTAAAACTCACTCGCTAAAGACCTCTTCTGCTTCTCTGGGTTGGCATTATACACCTTCCAGGCACTTGCACTCTGCCACTTCTCCTCTGGGGTGCATTGGTAAGAGTCCGGCCCTTCAAGCTCTACCTTCTGGTGCAAGGCGATCCTTTCGGTAACATACTCCTCAACCTCCTTAAAGCCCATTAGCGGGACCTCAATTTCCATTACCCTTTGGGGTGGATATACAGATGAAGATGTGGACTGTGCCTTACTTTTCTGCCAATCCCTGAACCACTTAACAAGTACCGATTGGGCAATGTCTATGTCAAGTTCCTTTTTAATCATCCACCGGTAAATGTTCTGTTGAAGGTTGTGCTGCCGAGATTCGTACTTGTTGGCATAAGACCATACCGACACCTTCTTAAAGTCAATGAGCTTCCTCTTATCAAGCTCTACCCTATCAAACTGCCCCTTTAGATGCCAGCCCAACACTTCAACTTGCATTATCTCCTCAGTGATAACATACTTGCGGTAATATGGGAAGCCGGAGGTTAACACTTCTTGCAGCCCTTCCCTAATTTCTTTTGATTTGAAATATAGGGGCATCTGCTCTCGGTTGTTGAACTGGCTGACTAGCTTGTCAAGAACGTCTATGGCTCGGTGCAAGGTTCTGGCATCGGCGTTATACACATCGGCCATTTCAAGTACATAGTGTAGTGCTGTGCCCTCAATAGCTGGGAGCATATCTACCACGTCTTTGTGTACCTTGTTGGCATATTTCTTTTTGAACTGCCGAATCTTTGGGCTGTCAATAAGAGAGGTAACGCTTATATCCCCCTTGCTAATGTACGTTTCGCAATGGGCGGCTTTGAAAATTACCTCTGGGAGGTTGTGTTTGTTGGTTAGCATTGTGCAATGTTAAGTATTATTTTCACATCAAAATGTTAAAAGGTGTTAAAACGAAAAGCGGCCACAACGAAGTAGGGCTGTTGGGGCTATACATTAGTTAGCGGTCATTGGGGTGGTAATGTTCCCTTATTTCCTGACATGCTTCTTTTGTTGCATCATTGTAGCCCTGTTCATAACCTTTGTCAAAGCCCAACGAACCGCTAACATCGTGTATGCGTAAGGCTTGCTTCACTTTTTCAATATACTCTGTCAAATTACATTCTTGCTGCTTAACACCTTTATCGTAAACTTCAAACAGTAGTTTTTCTAATTGCTTGTCTTGTTTTTTGTTCTTCATTCTAATTAAGTTTTTCGTTAATAAATAGCCCTACGCATAAATGTTAAAAATAGTTAAAAGAAAAGCGGCCCCACCGAAGTAGGGCTGTTGGGTTTATACATTAGTTAGCGAGATTGCGAAGACGCTGTTCACAAAGACGCTTGACATCAGCACAATCATCCATTCTCCACCATTGATAAGTTTTTTCTATCCTATGAAACACCCGCCCTAAAACATCCCTTGCACTCATCACGC